TCAGTACTAATTCCACCAATAGTAGTAGTTCCAGATACTTCTGGAAATGGACTCATAATATTTGTGTCTTTATCAATATAAGAAATAGTTTTAGTTTCTGGAGATGGAGTTGCCATCTTAATTTGATAGAAAACATCATCTGCCCACCCATCACTATTCCTGACCATTACGTCAGTATCTTTTACCATCCACGCTGTCAGTCTGTTAAAAATTCTACATAGTTTTTTCATTAGGAAAAAAATAAATCAAGGTTTGCAGTCTTTTCTACGTTCCACCCAATTGCGTCAAGAATAATTTTGAGTGGTTCTAAAAATGCCTTTTCAAATTGTAGTTCATAATCAATATATTTGTCAAGGTTAAGTTCCTTGGGAAAATCTTGAATAAATGAAATTACATTTTCGTGAATAACATTCGGTTTTTTTAAAAAGATGTATTTAATCTTTTCCCCGTTTTGAATAAGAGAATATTTACCATTAAGTTTATTCTGTTTTATATAATGATTAAACAGAAGTGCCCCTCTTACGTGAATGGGAGTTCCTTTGGAATAAATCATAGATGATGAATAATATTTCTGAACATCTGAGGCAGAACGTGGAAATGCAATCTGTTCTGGGGAAAGATTTTTAAACTCTTTCCTACACTTATCAATAAAATTAATTACATCATCTTCAGTTCCGCTCATCATTAGGTTAAAGGATTCTTTCAACATCCTGCGACAAGGTGCTGGAGTAGAAGATTTGATTGCCTCAATACCTTTAATCTTAAGTTTGGGTTCTTCGTAACGAACTCCTTCACTATCCCAGACACTTAAAATATATCGTTTCTTCGCAGTCCAAATGCCACGTTCAGCAATACACTCACGCTTCATATACATTTTTTGTTCGTAAGCATTTACATAGTCAGACAATTCTTGGTAAGAACTTTCAATATACTTTTCAAATTCCACCTGACAGACCTTATCAAGGAACGAAACAACGCCTTGAGTAGTTTTCTCTCTTCCTTTGAATACATTTTCAACCAAAGGACCCATATTAATATACAAAGAATCAGTATCTGAAGCAATAACATAATCTTCACTTTCAGTTTTTAGAATTTTGTTCAAATAAGTATTCACTTTGTTCATAATCCACTGAATAGCAACTTGCCCAGATAGAGTAATCGCTTCAGCATTTGCAAGTTTATAGTAACGAAAATACTGATTACCAATAGCACCATAAGCAGAGTTGAGTTGAATCTTACGTGCCATCTGAATATTATTGCACCTAGAAATTTCTTTAACTAACTCCTTGTTTTTTGTTTTCTCATATTCTTGCTCTGCAGCAAGCATTTTCTTTTTAAAGATTACACGTTCATTATAAATCTTCTCCATTAGTTCTGGAAGAAATCCGCGAACATCCTTGCGAAACATCGCACCATTTGCGCATACCGCATAATCCTTATACAACTCAAAAGTAATTTCCTTATTGAGAATTTTATCAACAGTCACTGTTGGATGTTTTTCTTCCAGAAGAGTTTCGGGCGAAATATTATACATCATAATCAAGTGTGGATATAGCGAGTTAAGGTCAAAACTCACAACCCAATCATACATCCCAGGAATTGGTTCTTTTACATAAGCGCCAGCATACTTTTCATCTTTTTGAGTCTTGTTCTTTGGTGGAATAACAATGTTTCTTTTCTTGAGGTATGTGTAGATGATATTATCCCACATACGTACTTGATAGAAGACATCTGCATAGTTCACCTTAGCGTCATATGCCATCGTCAAAGCAAGTTCGATTAACTTCATCTTGTCTTCCAAACGATCAACAAGTTCTACGTCAACGATGTTATATTCAATAAACTTTTGCCAACCTTTTGTATAAAAGTCTTTAAAAGTATCAAACTCAGAGTGGTCAAGTTTCTTCTGTCCAAGTTCTACTTCGGCAATATAGTCTAGACGGTAAGATTCCTGCGCTTTATAAGTAAATTTCTTGTAAAGATCTAAGTAATCAAGTTGAGTCAAACCACCGACATCAAAAACAGTATGCTTACGTCCATTAATATGGATTTCACCTTCAGTAACTAATCCCCAGTTAGAGAAACGTTTCATTAGTTTCTCACCAAGAACTCTATTCAATCTTTTACAAATATAAGGAATGTCATAAAGTTGAATGTTCCATCCAGTAATAACATCAGGAACATTCACCATCCAGTAATTAATGAAATGATTCAGAAGTTCATATTCAGAAGGACAGTGATAATAAGTCAAATCCTTACGATTATAATTGAATGGTTTTATACCCCAAGTAATAATTTCTTTAGTTGTATAATCTTGAATAGTAATAGCAAGAATTTCTTCCGAACAAGTTTCCACATCTGGGAAACCAGATTCTGAGGCAACTTCAATATCTAAAGTTAAAAGTTTAATTTTACTAATATCAAACTTAATTTCATCCTCTGGATATTTTTCAGAAATGTATTGGCAAATGTACCTGTCATTTCCATAAATCTCAAACCCATCTACGCTTTCATACTTTTTATAAAAATCACGACAATCTCGGATAGTTCCTGGTTTTATTGGTTCTACAAATTCTCCACTTAAGGTTTGGTACTTTGAATCTTTTTTACTTTTTACGAAAAGAGTTGGATAAAATTCATCTCTGGTTTCAAATCTCTTTCCATTTTCAACTCCACGAACAAGAATTTGATTTCCAATCAGTTGAATGTTAGTATAAAAGCGTTGCATCATTCTTTAATCAAGTCCTCATATTTTTCAAGTAGAGTTGGTGTTGGATCCACAAGAGTAAGAATCTTTTCCGAACTCATCATAAAAGTTTTTTCTTTTGTATATCCACAAAGAAATGGTTCTAAAGTTTTATCACTTTTTACAACAAATGGTGATATGAGTTTACAATCTGGTTCTCCAATATCAGCACCGACTTCTTCAATTTTGGTTATTAGAATTAGATTGTTGGTCAGTGCCAACACTTTGATTGTCTTTTCCATAGTTCATTACATCCTCAGTATACATGTCATTTAGTTTGTCGCTTGGAGTTACCATAGTAACAACCCAATCAGTAGAAATTGGAATAGTGTTGTCTTTGGACAAAGGCATCCACGGGAAAAGAGTTACCTGAAAAGATGCTTTCTGTGGGTCAATTTCTTCTTTAAATTCTTCGGGAACATTAGATGGGGGGGTCATCTTAACAACGCAAGGTTTGTGGAGAAAATATCCAACAACCCTCACATTTTCTTCTTTACCAACTACCATCTCTTTTACGTCTGCAATAATATCTTCTCCAGACTTTAAAAGTAAAAGTTTTACAGTCATTTGCACTCCATGTCTCTCAGTATTCTACCAACAAAAAAAGGAGGAGTCAACCTGGATTTTGCCAGGTGCTCCTCGCGCCGACGATATTCAATTATATTTATCTCTTTCTTTTAAACTTACAAACCTTCTTTCCAGGAAGCATAGCGTAAGTTGTTGTTCCATCCCAACCACACTTTGCTTTAGGTGGTTTTGCATTTGCACCAAAGTCACCTTTCATTTCTCTTAAAATAGCATTAAATTCACGGAAGGTTTTCATTTTTTATTTTTATTTAGAGGTAATCTTTTCTCTTATGATGATCTGGAACAATTCTACCAAGAGTCACAGTCAAAAGACCATCTTCAAAATCAACTGATCTAACTTCCGTATCATCAGAGAGTGTCCACGCTCTCTTAAAACTTCGTTGTGCCAAACCCTTGTGGATATAGTTGGACTCCGTTTCTTTATCTTCTTTTTGACCCTCAACAAAAAGTTTACCATCTTGCGTGTAGACATAAACTTCTTTCTTTTTAAATCCAGCAAGTGCAAGTTCAAGACGAGATTCTACGTTGCTTACTTGAACAAGATTATATGGCGGATAATTGGAAGTTGTTTCGTGAATTTTAAAAATACGATCAAAGTATTCATCCATACCAATCGTATTGCGATTAATTCTTTCCAGCAAAGCAGGAAGATCCGCAGCCTGATACTTCATCAGATTAGTCATTATAGTATCTCCTTTAAAAGCGAGTTTGTTTGTGTGATCCCAATAAGGCGATCATTAATAATTTATAATAGTTTGTATTATTTTTAAAGTGTGGTTTCTACTACATTGTTTTTAAGATGTTTTTCATATACTTATAAAATACAAGAAACGAAAAAGAGAAGAACAGTAAAAACCGAACTTCTCTTTAGGGTGTTCCGACTTTTGTAGAGACCGCACGAAAGGTCCCATACTTATTTATTCGGTTTCTACTGCTTTTCCTTTTTTACCAATGTTATACTTTTGTTCAAGAATCCAGTCTCCCTTATCCTTATAAGCAAGAACTTTGATTTGATTCAAAGGAGCAATATCAGATACTTTATCTTGATTTAGAACCGTAATAAGTCCCCAGTCTGCAAGAAGGCGAACAATGCGATTGCGTCGTTGAACATCATTCACGGTCAAGTTGGCGTGCTTACCATCAAGAGCAAACAACTCCTTAAAATGAACAATGTAATATCTACCTTGCTTGTGTAAGATGTGGCAAGATTGATAGAGTTTTTTCTCTTTCCTGGATGCAACCCCAATACGAGTTAAAGTTTCCCTTACTTTTAGAAAATCATCTGGTTCGTTTAGGATAACTTCAACCATTTGGTCTTGAGACCAATTTACCTGTGGTTCAATTGTTTGAATTGTCATTTTGTTCCGCCAATTTCAAGTCTTTGTTTAATAAAGTCGATTTGCTCTTTTGACAAAATTTTCAATGCTTGAGATGCCTTTTCGTTACTATATCCATAATAACGTTTCACACACTCTAAGTCTTTAATTTTATCTTTACGGAGCCAGGGAGAATATCTCTTCCTTTTTCTTATAGTATTTAGAAAAAAAGAATATTGCATATCTTTGTCCAGGTGGTGATTTAGGTTCATTTCATTGGCGAAGAGAACACAATCAATTTCACCCGACAAACAACGATTAATAACGTACGGAGAATAGTCTTTAATACTACTAGAATCCTCAATTAAATTTTCTTTTGAAAAATTTATTGAGTTCAACCAATCTTTAAGTTCAATACTCATCGAATAATCTCCAAATCAACTCCAGGTTTCCATAATTCAAGTTCAGTCCTAAGTTTGTTATCTTGAAGCAACTTTTCATATCTTCGTGTTGCTTTAGATTTCCACCATTTAATCACTTCATCAGGTTCATATCCAAATTTAGAAATATAATACCTTTTCTTTTCGGTTAGAGACTTAGCATGTTCAATACATTTTTTAAACTCAAGCAGTTTTGAAGTATCTTTAAGTGACTTTGTGATAATTGAAATCATCTTAGTTTGAATTTTAAGTTTTTTTGAAGACTTATCTGCTGAGATTAATCTTTCTCCGCCATTGGCATTATTATTAAACCACCAGAACATTTCGCGAAAATAATCATCATGAAATAATGGAAGAAAATTACTTTCAGTATCTCCTATGTGTCTAAGATAAGGTTTAAGACCATCATACATGGATACTCCTTTTGTCGTACCGTATAATGAAGTTGTTTCAAAGTAATGAAGATCAGTTTCATACTTTGCATCAAATTGTCGTTTGAGTTCATTAGAAGATGCCAATAATGCTAAAAGTTTTCCACCAAGATAGTTATACCCAAATGGTTGTACTGGGACAATATTAAATCCCATCACAAACTCATTATTAATCTTTGACAAAGGAAGAACTTCGCCAAAGTAATCATTTCTTGGTTTGGAGTTAATAGTTGGTGAACCAAATCTAATAACCCCTATAATTTTATTTGCAGTGTCCTCAGTAACTATCCATTTAATTGTTCTTCCGGGGATTGCTTCTTCAATAGGATTTGAAGCGGTTTCATTCAAAATATTAGAATATAATTCTTGATTATATTTTGTTTTTGGTTTTGGAGAAGTATCTACAATATGAATAGAAAATTTCATATCATTTGGATGAAGATTGAAATTACAAAATATTTCATCTTCTGAACCAAATAATTTTCCAGACGAATCTTGAATTCTACTACTTTTTACAAATCTCAAATAGTCATCAATTCTATTAAATTTTGAATAATAATCAATAAATTGATCTGCTGCCCAAATTGCTTGCTCTTGAGATAACATATTATAAAATTTCTTCCATTGAACTCAACAATTCTGTTGATGTTATTTTTTTAGTTAGAGGAACAATATCTCTTGCCAAAAATTCATAATCACCTGGTTCCAACTTAAATGTTGCTCCTGCACCATCACACTCTGCCCTAGAATAAACCGTTTCCCATGTCGTGTATGCTATCGACATTTTTTTAGTATCAACCAATAGCATATAGTCAAATGTTTTTTTAATATCCTCTTTTGCCAATTGTTTTTTATTCTTTCCAGGTCTTTTATTAATAAGGACTACCCTTTTACATGACCCATTTTTATTGAAGATCCCTAAAGAACCTTTCATTTCATAAAAAGTTCCATCACTACCAACGAAGTCTCTGCCGTCCTCATAATCTCCCACATATTGCAATTGTCCGTTAGACCATTTAGCAAATGATTTCTCTTGCAAGTACGTGCGAAATGTTTTAAATGCATTTGATTTCATTTGAGGAGTATTAGTCGCCTCAACGCAACCAAAAAATTCTTTAAGATTAATTTGTTCAATGTCAATCATAATAATAAAAAAAATCAAAAATAAAATACAAACTTTAAATAAAAGAACACTCTACCATAATTTCGGTAAGAGCAGCAAGAAGATTTATTTCTTGATCAGCAACGAACGCACATTGATATTGATACTTAGCAATAATAAGAACGGCAGCAGGGATAGATTGGGGTGAAAGGTTATCAAAAGAGGCGTCATAAATCCTGCGAAGTAGGTTACTAGCATCGTTATCCAGGTTGGAGACCACCCACTTACGAACCTCTGTAAAGTTCTTGTCTTTAAGGTTCTTGATGAGTTCATTTACAGAAACGTCAGAGAAGGATGCAAGAATACCAGAATCAATTTTACCACCAGTAGAGTATCGTTGAATCTCGTTTAGAACCCTACGAAAATCCGGGAAGTGTTTTGTAACAAGTTCCGCAACGACTTTTTGATCGTATTCAATCTTTTCCGCATCCAAGATTGTTTGAAGTCGTTGAAAGAAACTTCCTGCAAGTTGAACTCTTTGCTTCCCTTTGATTGTGAAATCGATAACTGCGCATCGAGAGTGAAGAGGTTCAATAATCTTGTTCTTGTAGTTACAGGTGAAGATGAAGCGGCAGTTGTTATAAAATGCCTCAATATTCGCACGTAGTAGGAGTTGAACATCATTACCGGTATTGTCTGCTTCGTCGATAATGATGACCTTGTGTTTAGAAGATCCCGTAAGTGAGACGGTCGAAGCAAAGTTCTTTGCTTGGTTTCTTACAGTATCCAAGAAACGCCCTTCATCTGATCCATTAATTACATAATAATCTGCGCCCAGTTCATTGCATAGTGCTTTTGCAATAGTCGTTTTACCAATACCAGGAGGTCCTGCAAGAAGAAGATTGGGAATCTCCCCCCTTGCCACAAACTCCTTAAACGTTTTTTTAGTTTCATCAGGAAGAATACAATCATCAATTACTTGAGGACGGTATTTTTCAGTGAGGAGAAATTCACTTGCCATAATTTAATTTATCCACGAAGGTTTTCTTTCAGGCATTTTAAGATAATTATCGGACACCCAAGGTTTGGATGCGATGTACCTTTTGTATGCTTCAAATGTGTCAATAGTGTCGTCAAACTTCCACTCCTCGGGCATAGCACGAGCAAATGGAGTCACTTCTGTAATCTTACCCTTTGGAAACAAGTAATATGCCTCCACAAGAGTTTTATAACAAGAGTGAGTTTTATTATACCGCAGGCAATATTCGTCAGACAAGTTCAGTCCCCACTTAATTAACCAGTAGGCATTGTGGATACTTTCCATTGCCCACTTGGTACAGGGATGATTGCGGAATGCTCCTTTCTCGGTCTTGTAAGGGGTTCCATCTGCCTTGGGGAGAGTGCCGTACCCATAACCCCACTTCTCGGAAGCCACGATAGAGAGCATCTGACAGCACTCTAGGGGCATCTTAACAATGTGTTTGTCGGGAAGGCAAATGGCACTCTCTGCAGGCCAGGGAGAAGTCACAAAGATATTGATGGTAGGTTCCTCAACTCATTAATAGTATATTCACCCAAAAGTGCTGTCAGGTTCCAAAGCAATCCAGTAAGTTACATCATAAGATGTATTTTTAAATTGAGAAAGTAGTTTGGAAGAAATTACAACCTCATAAGAACCAGGAATAATTTTGATGTTCTCTACCTTGAAGTTGAAGGTGAATACTCCATCAGTCTCACCAACAATCACAGAGAAATCATTGGAAGTATCGTTCTTTTTGTCACGAACAACTAGTTTCACCACACCTGTTTCACCAACCACAGACAGGTCAGGAAGTTGATACACAGCAGCAGCTTTAAGGAGTTTATCAAGTTCCTTGGTATCAAGAATGAAACAAACATCTTCTGAAGGAAGGGTAATAGATTTATCAGGAGGTGTGACAATTACATTAGGATCAGCAAAAAAATATTTTGAGCGAGACCGACCTTCTTTAATAACTACATAACCATCGTTCTGAAAATCAAGTTCGGCATTTTGGTGAAGATTAAGTCCATTCAGAAACTGGTTGAGATCATAGATACCAAAATCCTTGGGCAGTTCTTCTTCAATTGTTGCTTCTGCCAGTATATTCTTCATGACACTAATTGTCCGTAGCGAACTACCTTCCTTAAACAAAATGGACTGGTTGATAGAAGAGAAATTCTTGAGAAGAGTGAGAGTTTTATCAGAGAGTTTCATAATCACTTGTTTTCAATAAGATTGAGATGGTTGATCAAGAGGATTGTGTAGTGTAGAACTTTAAACAGATCAGCGCGAGGAGTACCTTTAGTATCGTATCGATCAATGTATTTCGTCACATTACCTGCACAAAATCCTTCGCGACGATTGTGTTTGATCTTATCAATTGTTTGCTCTGTTCCACCACCAGTCCTATCAACATAATGTTGCCTATAAGTGCTAGCAATATACTCTTCAAGTTGTTTGAGGATTTTATCCTCATTATATTTCCAAAAATGATTGGAGTTTTGTTCGTTCATACTCACAGGTGTTTTTTTAATTTCAATCGTGTCATTTGAGTTTACCAAAAAAGTAAACTCATTATAAGGATGCTCATCCATAATAAAAAGAGGAGATAGTTTTATCTCCTCACATTCTATCAGGATTGAGGTAGTTGGTCAAGGTCGTAAGTTACATACTCGCCTTCAGGCATTTTAAAGTCAGCATCCACCTTGTCATACAGTTCAAGGAATGCTTGCTTGGTTTCGTCATCAAAACGATTCACACACACTTGAATTGCCTTTGCCTTATCTTGGAAGATGCTATAGGCACGAATGATGTGGACCAGACGGCGTGTACTGATGATTTCTTCAATACCACCATCGTAGAAGGTCTTGCGAATGATGTCTGCCCAATCCACCAGACGCTTGCAGAAGTCACGTTCTTCCACGCCAAGGTCCAGAGCGATGCCTTCCAGGATCTTCTGCTCCGTAGCAGGGGCAGGATAAGACTGCTCAAAGGTCACGGGGAAGCGTTCTAGGAATGCCTCATTGAGCACGTTGGTGCCGATGAAGCGACCATCATCAGAACCCTTACCTTTGGTGTTGGCAGTGGCAATCACGTTGAAACCAGCAGAAGGTTTCACCCAACGACCAATCTTTTTCAGGAAGACACCTTTTCCTTCAAGGATAGATTGAAGGCACAGAATCTTGTTAGAAGCAAGGTCAATCTCATCAAGAAGAAGGATTGCTCCTCGCTCCAGTGCCTCAATAACAGGACCATTGTGCCAAGCAGTGTTACCATCAACAAGGCGAAAACCACCAATCAAATCATCCTCATCAGTTTCGATTGTAATGTTTACGCGAATCAATTCGCGCTTAAGTTGAGCACACGCTTGCTCAACAGAAAACGTTTTGCCATTACCCGACAGACCCGTAATGAACGTAGGGTAAAAAAGATGGGACTTGATAATTTTGTAAATATCGCCAAAATTACCAAACTTGACGAAGGTATCATCTTTATCAGGGATAAGATTTTGCTCTACAGGGGGAACCACAGACGGTGCTTGGAAAGTACGTTCGATTTCTTCTACTTTTTGTTGAGTCACTTCAAGATTCCATTTACCGCGACCAACTTTGAATTGATCAAGTTTCTTAGTTACGGTTTGATAGTTAGCATCGTTCAGATTACACCAGGCACGAATATCAGCACCGGTGATGGTGTTTCCATATAGGTTCTGAAGGGAAGTGCGGATGTAGTCAGAGGAGAGTGCCATTCGTTTGCTTTGTTTCAACTCAGTCATTATAGAACAAAAAGGGGTCCGTTTAGGACCCCATAGACAGTTTCCAAACTGTCCTCAGTGCTTTGCTTATTTGATACCAGCAACTTTATCAATTACACTACCAAGTTTACTTTTTATCCTATCTTTAATTGATGGTTTTGTTGATGGAACAGTAACTTTACCTTTACGCTTAGCAAATTGCATGTAAGTCTCACCAGGTTTTAGACGATTACTATAATCTGGTTTTGTTTGCGCTGAGATATCTTGACCACGGTTTTCACGGGATCTCATTTTATTTCCCGGTCCACTAATAGCGGCATCTTTTTTGGGGTCTGGATGCCACCAATCACCAGATTCATTAATAAACTCTTTGTATGTTCTCATGCAACTAAAGAGATAAATTCTCCTAATACCCTTTTATTTAGTTTTTTAGTCTTAAGAGACTTTACAAATGCAGATTTGATTTGAGACTTGGTTGCATCTTCAGCAACTTCAAACTCAGTATCCTGAGATAGTGCTGTCGCAGACATTCCAAAGTACGCATCATAACCAGACTTTGTGATAGTAAAACTCTTCACTTTTTTCCAATCACTTTGAATTTTTTCATACTGTTTGTCAAGTTGTGAATGATACATTTGAACAAACCGACTAAAGTTGCGACTTTCAAGTACACGAATACCAATAAAGTTCATAGAAGAAAATTTATCCTTCAGATTCCTGAGAAGAACATCAGTAAATTCATGATACCCATATCCAATTTTATAGGTAGTTCCCAACTTACGATCGCGAAGAAATGTGCTCATTGGATTAATGTATCCAGTTCCAAGGAATGGATTCTTTTCCCACTGGCGTTTGACTTCTTTATGATGAACGAGTTGATTTGCTTCACCATCAGTCAGAACAATACACTGAACTTTTTGAAGTTTGTTTTCTTTCTGAAACTTAGGAAGAATTTGATGAAGAGTAATGAGTGCTTCATTCAAAGGAGTTCCAGAAAGTCCAAGACGATTGGAGTAAGTATAAGGAGAACTATAAGTCCTACCAAAACAATAAGCAAGACGCCAAATGTTAAGCATTTGATGCTCAAGTATGCTACCAGAAACTTTGCTAGTAAGAATATTCATCATAGCAAATGTTTCATCTACAACCATAAGTCCGTCTTTCTTTTGATAATGGGGAGTGCGATCTGCGGCAAGATAACGATCATTTTCATAATCATATTCGCCACGACGCCATTCATTTGTGAAAGCATAAACCTCAAAAGGAATAGAGACTTTCTTACAGAACCAAACAAGATTGAATAATTGCTTGCAAGTATCAAGCATCACATCACACATAGAACCACTCCAGTCCAGTACAAACACTAGACCATGATTTTTTCCATCAGGAATCACAGAAACCTTTTTAAAGAGGTCTTCATTATATTTGTAAGTATGAAGACGAGTTGTATCAAGAACTCCGGTGCGAGCGGTTGATGCACGAGCATATTGGTCTGCTGCCTTACGACATTCAAATTCTTTTACCAGATAGTTAACTTCTTTTTGAGCAGAGGACTTGAACTTTTTAAAATCAATATCAGATTCTTTATAAAGATTTGTGGGAGTAAATCCTTTATCTTTAGCACACTCATTATGCAATTTCTGTTGGTGATTAAATGAATCATCAATATCTTTATGAACCTCAGAGTTCTTACCAATAATCGTGTCCAAATTCACTTGAGGAACTTCAATGTAAGTATTCTCATATTCATCATTACCAACTAGGTCACGAATCTTATCTTCCAGAGATTCTGCAGTACGAACCTCAGGTTCTTCTTCAACTGTAGAAGACTTTACATGAGTTTCATCACCCTGAGCAGTTCCACCATAGGATTCAGAAGACTCTTTTTCAGAAGAGTTATCACTCTCTCCTTCTTGATCAGAAGAGGAGTCATTAGTCTCCACAAAATCACTTGCAGGAGACTGAGAGTTCCCTTGAGTTTCATGAGAATCAAAGTCAGAGACTTTCTGCTGTTGTTCTTTTTCTTTCTTACAGTACTTGTAAAGCTCCTCAGCAGCAATTAGAGCATCTGCAAAACTTTCACAAGCACCAATCAGATTGATAATTTCTTGTTCCTCTGGATTGAAATCAAGAGTAATAAAGTTACCAACCTTGAAATAAAGGTTTGCACGATCTGCAAGATTGAAAGTAGAAATATCTTCATCTCCAAGTTGAAAGAAATCTTCTTCGTTCAGTTCCTTATATCCATTGAAAAAAGTCTTTGCAAGTCCAGCATACTTACGTTTCATCAGTTTTTCAATGCGAGCATCCTCAACTACATTCACAAACTGTTGAGGGACCTTTACAGTCTCAGTCCAATCTTCATCTGGGGTAAAAATGCTATGACCACATTCGTGTGCAATCAAAAGGTCCACCACTGTATTGCTCGCATTCCACATTGGCAAGGTAAGAACACGAGTATGGACATTGAAACTGGCAGTAGAAACTTTTTTATGCTCTACAATAATATCTTCTGATGCCAGAAGTTTGGCAAGCATTCCTTTGATTTCGTGATTAACGTGCATTTTGCTTGTGCGTTATGTTCATATTATAGTACACGAAATCCACCAAAGTTTGTGGTGTGGGTCAGTTTATCAAGTGTCCAGGTCTTCCCAGTACCCAACCATCTCCAGGACATTCATAAGACAACTTAGTTTTTTCTCCATTATTCCACCATCTTCTTCCTTTTCTCACTTTACTTTGTTTCTTTCTTGTTTCGTCGCTAACATTTTTACCAAGATTATTTTTTCTAGATTTTTCAGAAAATTCTTTTGTTTTATATTTTTCACTTTTTACATTATACAATCTACCAAGAACCCATCCTTCGCCAGGACATTCAATAGTATGTTTATCCACTTCTCCATTATTCCACCATCTTCTCTGAGATACTTGTTTAGAAATTGATTTTTTATGTTCCTCATTAAGAATTTTTCCAATATTAGTTTCTTTTGTTCTTTGGATGCAATATTGACTTGGTTTTCTTCCAGAACTTCCTTCACCACCATAGGACATATTAATTAATATACCACCTTCACTTTTTAATCCTAAAATACTAATAATATAGTTTTCGTGTTTATAAGCATCAAATTCTGTTAAATTTTTCTTTAGAAATAAAACTCTTTCTTTCGGTGGAGCAGACATATAAGTATTACCTCTCCTATGAGGACGATATGCTCTATCACGAATACCTTTTCCAATGTAATAAGGAGTCATATCTTCTCTCAACCAAGCATAAGTATAATATTGATTATTCATTTTGGTCATGCACTATACACTATTATTTATAAAAACCACTCACTGGTAAATGAGTGGTTGAGTAAGTTTTATTACAAAATTATCTACCAGATGCTCTTCTTGCAAGACGTTTTCTACCAGAATGTGCTCCACCATCAGCACGAGGAGAAAGTGCTTCTATCTCACCATAACCAGCATACTGATCTTGAGGTTCACTTCTATTAGTTGCTCTATTAATTCCTTTCCTTAGTGCTTGGTCATATCGTGCAGCATTTTCTCTATTTTTTGATTCTTTTTCTCTTTCTTGTCTTCCTTGTCTTTCTCTGCCAGCAGCATTTTGCAATCTTATTATATTAGGATTTTTCATATAAACCATACCACCTTTATCAGTTTTACTTGGTTTTCTGTGAACAGACATAATATCTGCCTCATCTAGAAGTTCCCCAACAATACTTTCTAACCACTGCTCACTCATGTTCATTACAATCTTTTCGGCATTTTCAATGCTATTTGCATACCCCTCATCAAGAAGATGCTCAAGAATATAATTATATTCTTCTCTAGTCATTTTGCGAACAAAAGTTCCCGCAACTCTACCAGCAGTTTGTGCTGGCGTTGCTCCCCCTCTTCTGGCAGTAACTCCAGCTCCTGCAGCAGCACCTGCAGCGCCCGCTGCCTTAATAGCAGTTCTTCCAGCTGCCTGTGCTGCTCTACCAGTTGCAACAGTTGCAACTCTTCTTGCTCTGGTTGCTGCTGCAGATTTTTCTGCTTCTCTGCCTTTTGCTCTTAATGCACCATAACCCGCCGCAACTTCAGCACCTCTACGTGATGCAACATCTCTTGCAGTCTGAATTGATTTACCAAGAAGTTCAGTATCTTGTTTTGCTCTTTGTACAATAGATCCAATCAATCCACCAATGCCTTTTTTAGTTTGCTGCGGAGATGATGTTTGTTTCTTAGTAGGTGTTTGTTTTTGAGTAGCAGAATATGCTGCTTGACTTCTAAGAGCAGCAGTCATTCCCGATGGTTTTGCTGCTGATGCAGATGTTTCTGCTTCCTTTCTTGCTGCCTTTTCTTTTTGTCTAGATCTAATAGCAGAAGTTCTAGCACCACCTTTCAGAGATCCAATTGACTTGCCAGTTTTTGTTACTGGTTCTACTCTTACTCCACCTGCTCTCGCCTCACTCAGAGTATATTCTTCAGAAATATCATATACCCAATTAACAAATTCTTCTTCTCCAAGTTCTTCAATAAGAATATCAATTCCATTCTCATTTAAACCCATTTCATAGAAATATTCAGTAGCAATTTCTACTTCCTCGGTCAGTTCTTGAGGTTCATAAATCTGTTGATAGGCTTCATAAAGTCCAACTAATTCTTTTGGTTCCATTTGTTACAAATACTTTTTTAGTTATTTATAAAAAAAGAAGCGTCTATAGAATTAAGACGCTTCTTGAATGCTTGCCTTCGCGCTTTTGCTTGTCGAAGTGCTTGCGGTTTTAATTTTCGTTTTTGCTGTTTCTTAGAATGATGCTGCCAATTTGGAGTGTTCATTTTAGGTTACGGACCAATCGATGACCGTGCGAATTTGCTGATTGTAAGACCATACAGATTTTAGCATACCAGCGTCGATACCGTGCGCCTCCATCTGATTTATAAGAGAATTTAAATCTTTGGGGAAACAAGTTCCACCAAAACCACGATCATTATCAATACCAGGAACTTGAGTATGTGATGTTCCAATTCTACTGTCTGAGGTTACACCTGAACAGACAGTTTCATAATTCATTCCAACTGATTGGCAAAGGTCATACATTTTATTGAAGTATGCAACTTTGCAGGCAAGAAAACTATTTGCAAAATACTTTATTGCCTCACTTTCGTCAGAAGTAGTGATTACACTCGGAATCGTTGGAAAAATTTCACTAAAGAATTCGACGAATTGATTACATAGATTTCGATTTCCGCCAACCACATTTCTTTCAGAATTTCTAAAATCCTCTACGGCATTTCGCGCAGTAAGAAATTCTGGATTATGAATAACATTATATTTTTGTGCAAACTTCTTTGTTGTGCCGATAGGAACTGTAGATTTAATAACAAATGTCCCTTCAATGAAGGAAGGGAGATTTGAAAAAAACTTTTCTAGAATGAAAGTGTCACACTCTCCAGTTGACCTCATAGGAGTAGGTAAGCAAACAAAAATAAATTTTTGTCGCAATACTTCTTCTAAAGTATTAAGAGATTTATTTTTATCTACATCAAAGACTTTACAGGAAACTTTATCCCTTAGATTTTGATACACTGCATTGCCAACAAAACCATTTCCAACGATTCCAATCATACAACGATCCTACTAAATCCTTTTACTTTTTCAAATTTAATAACACTCTCGAATCTATCTTCTAGTCCCGTCTTGTGAGAAATGACAAAAATATTTGCATCTTTAATAACATAACGAATGATTTTCAAAAATTCTTCAGTTCCAAATCCATCAAGAGAACTATCAAACACTTCATCCATAATAAGAAGGTTGGTGTTGACTGAGTTTTTCATTCTTGCAACTTCTCTCCAAGTAAAGAGTAGTGCGAGGTCAATTCTCATTTTTTCTCCTTCACTAAAAGAAGCATAAGAAAAATCTTCGTGAATTGGCGACTGGACGGTTTCGTTAAACTCCTCATCAAGAGTGAAGTTAATATAGAAATCCATCATCTGAAGATAACGGTTAACTTGCTGATTTATCAGCGGTAGATACTTCTTAATGATTTTGGATTTTACTCCACCGTCTTTAAGCAAACTATATGAAAAATCGTAATAGTTGATTGTGTCTTTTTTAGAAGCGAGGTCGTCGTATGTAGTTTTTAGATTGTCTTTGAAGGATTCTAACTTTCCATGTTCAGTATTTCTGTTTGCAAGGTTCTCGGTAAGAACTTGAATTTCATGTTCAAGATTTCGGATTTGCTTTTGTAATCCGTTAATCTTAATATTGTTTTGAGAAATGCCATTCGTTAGTTTTGAAATCTCCTTCGATAGAGCGTTGAATTGACGCTCTCGCTCCTCTTCCTCTTTAATTGCCTCCTCTAGTTCTTTATAACCAGATTGCAACTCCTTTGCTTTATTTTGAGCGTCAGTAATTCTATTTATTCTAAAGGTCTCTTCAATTGACTGTGTACAAGTAGGGCAAACAGTATTCTCTGTAAAAAATTTGTGTTCTTTAGTAATGGTAGATACTTTTTGCGAGATCTTACCTTTCAAGTTTCCCAACTTACGAAGTTTATCTGCATATCCTATTAGATTATCCTGTTCTTTAATATATTCCCTAAGAGGTTCCTCTAGACAAGTATTTTCGTTTAAATGATGTTCGATTTCTTTATCCAAATCGGAAATTTTACGATTATTATTATCAATATCTTTCTTCCCCCTATTTTCAAGTTCTTCAATAAAACTCTGCTGCATCTTAACTTTATCAAGAAGGGATTCTTTCTTTAGGCCAAGAACTTTAATTTCTTCTTTTGACTGACGAATCTTCTCCTTGATTACCATATTCATCGAAGAAAAAATTTTAATATCAAGCAAATCTTCAATCACTTCTCTACGATGAGTAGTAGAAAGTTGCATAAAAGGAACAAAAGTACTTGAACCTAAAATTACGATTTGAGTAAAACTTTTATAATTCATTTTAATCACATTCTGCTCTATCCATTTTTGCTGATCCAATGCAGCAGCAGATTGATCTAGTACAGAACCATTTCTATAAACTTCAAATATAGACGGTTTAATTCCTCTTGCAATTTTCCATTCAATATTTCCAATAGAAAATTCAACCTCAACCCTACAATCCTTCTCATTTACCGAATTGATAAGTTGTGGTTTATTAATCTTCCTAAACCCACGTCCATACAAAGAAAAGCATAAAGCATCTAAAAGAGTGCTTTTCCCAGCGCCGTTATTGCCAACAATCAAATTGGTACTACTTTTAGTAAAATCAATTTCTGTATATTGATTTCCAGTAGAAAGAAAGTTTTTAAATCTTATTTTTTTAAATAAAATCATAATCAGTATCTGGTGGAATTACAATATCATCAGGTGTAATAATTGTATATTGATAACCATGCAAGTCGCAGGTTTTTATCATTACTTCATCTTCAATTTCAATTACATGCATTTCTGGATATCCATCTTCTTCTAACATCATAGCATATCGAGTCGCATCATCTTCTTCTTGAAAGAGATATAGAATATGTTCGCCTTCATCATCAACTACAGAATAAGCACCTTCAGTTTCTCTACCATTGATTGTTAGAATAAACATTTAAACTAGTTCGCAAGCTTCTTGATATATTTCTTGCATCATCTTTTGAATAATAGATTTATCAAGATTAATTTCTGCCTCCTCAATATATCTATTCAAGATAGAAATAGTATCCTCACTTTCAAATGCTTCAAAGTTTTGAGGTTCCTGAATATCAAAGTTTTCAATAATCTTGAGTTCTGCAATATTTGAAGCATAGAGTTTGTCAACAAACTTTTCAAACTTTTTGGTATCGGTTTTCTTTCGAACAACAATTTTTACAATTTTATTCTCATACTCGCGAGCATCAAAAGTTTGATGATTGGTATCTTCATAGTAAATATTATAGAACATTTTGTAAGGGTTATTTACATACTCATGAGTTATTGTTTCAGTGTCAAAAATCGAGAAACCACGAGTATCACCTACATCAGTCCAATAAATCTCATATGGATTTCCTAGATAGAAAACTGTTCCATCATTCGATCTAGTGTGATAGTGTCCCGAGTAGACTTTGGTGAACTTACCAAATAGTTTGCCCTCCAAACCATGCTCCATGACGATTTGTTTATTAACTCTAAATCCTTGGAGTTCAAGATGCCCCATCGCGCACGAGCAAGTTGTCTTTTCAATAAGTTTAAGAGTTTTTTCTTCATTTTCTTGATTGATCCACGGAATAAAAAGTATAGGTAGTTGACCCAACATCACTTCAGTTGGTTCAGAATAAACTGTTACGTTATTATATTCACGCAGAAGAAGATCTACTGCGTTTACATTATTAGTATTCTTATAATATGCAGTATGATTTCCTACAATTGTATGAACATTTACACCCATTTCTTGGAGACGGTCATAATAATTACTTTTAGCCCACGATAGAGCAGAGAAATCAATTCCTTTACGACTATCAAAAGTATCTCCCATATCCACAACAGTAGTAATCCCATACTCTTCGAGCGTTGGGAAAAATACGTCGTTATAGAACTTTAGGAAATAATCGTGAAAGAGTTTAGAATTCTTTCTTGCTCCAAAGTGCTGGTCTGTAATAATTGCTACTTTCATTCAATATCGCAGTTTGCTGTGAACTCCGTCCTTAATAGAATTATAATCGGAATAATTGCCACCGTCAACTGAATTATCATCTGCAAACACTTCAGAGTACCCAGAACGCTCAAGGATTTTGTTTTTGATTTCCAATTGACGCTTCTCTCTTTGGATTCTGCGGAGGAAAGCGTAATGAATGATTTGAGTGAAGTATGCAAAAGGGTTTTGTGACTTCTCAGGATTGAAGTTATGAATATACTGAACACAGTTTTCAATACCATCAGAAATCATATCTTCCTTAAACATGTAGTTTACGAAGTTTGGTTTAAACGATAAGTGATTAGCAATCTTCAGAAAACACTCTCCAATATAGCGTGGGATGGGAGGTTTTGGTTTGTTCTGCAATACCGCAATCTCTTTATCTTCACGGTATTTAATCAGTGCAGCAAGAAACTCTTTATTATTGACGTAATGCTCTGACCTTTTTCTCTTGGTCATAACTGCTGTGGTTATCATTAAGTTAACTCATAATATGTATGAATTATAGCACTTATGCAAATACTTGACAAGGTATCTAAACTTCGATAGAATACCTTTGTTGGGTTTGAAGGTCAAGGCTTAGCTACTCTTAAAGATCTTCTCTAAGATCTCTTTGGCATCATTGACATTGGCAATATATCCCATTCTACGATTAATCTTTGATTGATTTGTTCCATCCTTCGTAGATTGACGTATATAAGTCTGATACATCATAATCATTTCAATGTCTGAAGACTCAGATAGGGTAAGAACGTCTTCTAAGTTTATAATAAACATGTCCTCTGTGGTTGTTTTTAGCCAAGGTTCTATTTTATAACCAACTACACCACTTCTACCTTTTATCTCATTTACGATAATTGGATTCGATACTATTAATATCGTCCTGTCTTCCTCTTCAGATGCAGCTACCTTAGCAAAGACTTCTTCGCCTGTTTTTAATTTGAGAGTGCAGTAAAAATCTTCCTCAATCATTTTTTTAGTTGTACCGTGATTATTTCATAGTTAAAATTTTCTTCATTATAGATCTTGATTCTTTCTATTAAATGGTTTAAAGTATAATTTTTTCTTGAGTTGTGAGTACAATCATCAGAAATATCGTAAAGCACTGCTTTTACTTTATTTTTTCCCTTTCTAAGGACTCGTCCAATTGACTGTAGATTTCTAATACGTGATTTGCTTGGAGATGCGAAGATAACATTATGGAGATTTTTAATATTGATACCAGTAGAAAAAGTTCCATAGGAAGCAACAATAATTGCGTTGTTTTCCCTTTCCGTAATTTCTCTAACTAATTCTCTTTCTTCAGTATCAACTCCACCATGAATAAAAAATACTTTACGATCACCTCGCTTGATATTATTTATCTTTTCATATAAGATTGCTCCGTGTGCTTCTACGCGAGAAAACAAAACAAGAGTATTTCCTTTTAAATCCAAAGAAAGATTAGTTATAAATTTATTTCTTTGATCGTGTGAAATTAGATATTGAATTTCATCCTCATATGTTTCAAACTTTTGTGGCGAGTGTTTGAGAACAAGACAACGAATATCTAATTGGGAAATGTGACCTTGTTGCATCAACTCATAAGTTCTTGTTACCTTATATGATGGTCCAAAGAGTCCTTCAAGAACCCATTTGTGAGTTTGAGTTCCATCAAGAGTACCTGTGAATCCAAAACGATATTTTGCATGATGAAGTTTTGACATAATCTCAATAAGAGATTTGCTTTTAAAAAGATGAGCCTCATCTCCTATAACTACTCTATAGTCTTCAAAGAACGAACGTTCAAGTTTATAGATAGATTGCCAGGTAGTAATAGTTACAGAATGTTCGTTTGTTTTTTCCCTACCCGAATAAATCTTGTGGCAATATGACTCAGCATCCCAACCATAATCTTCAAAATCCTTGTACATCTGCTCTACAAGAGATGTCGTTGGAACAACTAAAAGAATTTTTTGTCCTTTATCTACGTAATACCTTACAAGGGAGTAAATCATTAAGGATTTACCTGAGGCTGTGGGTGATATCAATAATTTTCTATTATGTCTTAGAGCATCGTATACTCCCTCCACTTGATACTCTCGTGGAGAATGAGTACAAATAGATTTCATATAATCTTTAACGCCTTCATATGAAATGCCTTCATTTATTTCAAAAGGCAATCCATAAAATTTGTTTTCTTTAAATTCATACGTGTAGTTATGCAGTTTCAGTTTGTCGATAATTTTATCCAACAAACCAGCATAGATTTCTCCAGTATGAGTACTTAACAAACGAATCTTGCCGTCCCAGTGTCTGCTCCTATACTGGGACATAAATTTTGCAGATTCGACTTCAAATGTAAAATATGGTTGAAGTTCGTATAAAATATGAGATTCGCAATGTAGTTTAATGTAAATCTCATTCTTCTTTTCAATGATTACGTCACTCATAACATTATGATTGCTATGAGTATTTATTTACCCCAATCCAGCGTTAAATCTCATAAACTCAATAGCATTTTTGATCTGAAACGTTCTGTTCTGAATCATCTTCAAAATACTTTCAATATAAGTAAGCATTGTGTCGTAATAATCAATCTTCAAGCAAACTGTTGAAAGTTTTTCGTCTGCATCAAGATACTTTTGCATCGTATCTTTATCGCGAATCTTTTTTGGAAATGGATTTTCTACATATACCTCTGGGTCTGATTTGCCAGAATAATATTCATATCTTTCATGTCTGATATTCCTTTTTTGTTGCTCTGCTTTTTTTCTTAGTAGAAAAATAGTATTATATAATTCAAAATATTTTGCATGAAGAGTTGGAATATTTGTTGATTCTGTGTGAAGATTATCCATATCAATTTTAGAATCTTGCTCCCACATCTTTTGAATCATATCAAGGTCTAAACTCATAAAGGATTGCCGCCAAGATCTACTATATTGTAAATAGTATACTTGAAACTTACGTCTGCTGTAAAGTATTGTATGTCCGTCTGTGTTGCATCAAAATCTAAAGTTCCTAAAGAATATGGAAATAAATCTTTAAAAACGATTTGGAAGTTTGGTATTGATGAGCTTGTTAAAACCTGAAGAGTTCCGTCGGAGTATAAACCCAATTGCTTTTGTGCTTCTATTTTTGGCGTAATATATCCCGTTTGCTGAAAATCATAAATTTGCTCTAGACTTTCTGGATATCCCAAACCTCTTATCCAGTTTTGAATTTCCATATAATTCTCAAGATTCTCATCTACAAGAAATCTTAAGTTTAAATCACCAAAAACAATTTTATCTCCAGGAGTATCAATATCTTTAAGATATGATGGTTGGATTGCAACACCAAGATTTAAATCTGGAATATTTGCTGAGTTGCAAAAAAATGCAACCTTAGGTGTTCTTTTTAAGGTAAATTTGAATCCTGTTGGGGATAAAAAATTTCTATTTTCAGGTTGTCCGGCGACCATGACATTTTTTAAATATTTAGATAAAAAAAAGGTCCCAATTTGGGACCTCTGAAAATATGTGAGAAAGACTCACATGAGGTTTCTAACCGCAACTCTACGATAGTAGCGGTTCTGGTTAACATTGAGTCCACCAAGACCTTGATTAGTACCCTCAGCGAATGGGTTTGCAACCATTCCATAACGGGTCTTAAATCCGATCTTAGGCTGGAAGCTGTTCTCACCAACGGCACGAACCATTTGGAGAGGAACATAAGGACAATAGAAGAGTCCAGCGTCATAAGGTGAAGAACCCTTATAACCGACAACATAGTACTGGTTGCCTGGGGTTGCGTTAGCAGAGGTCAGGTTAGCAGCATATGGATCGATGTAAACGCGGAACTTGCCCATTAGAGTACCAGCAAAAGTATTGCCGGTGTCGTCTACCTGGAGGTTAGCGTTCAGTGCAGGGGTATAGTCAAGAACACCAGCCATGGTCAGTGCTGAAGCAACGTCAGCAGAGCATAGGATGATGTTGCCCTTTCCACGACGAGTTCTTTGTGCGATTGCGTTAGCATCACGCTCGATTTGGAAGAGGAGACCCTTGAACTTCTCAACAGACCAACGACCGTTGGAGTCAACGTCGAGGTCGAAGATACCAGGAGTTGCAACGTTTTGTACAGCACCTTGCTCAGCAACCTTATAGATGGTACGAATAACTTCGCGGTTGATTTCAGCAAGAATCTCAGTTGAGAGAATATTTGCTAGTTCCGCTTCAGCATTCAGACCGTGGATTGCCTTGAGGTCTTGAGCAAGCTCAAGTGAGTACTCAGCTTTCAGTGCGCGTGACTTTGCAGTAACGGTGACTTTCTCGATTGAGAATGCCATCTGGTTGAAAGCATCTGCACCAGTACCATCAAGGTCCTCTGCAGAGTCGGTACGCATACCCTGACCAACGTTATAGCCAGTCGAAGCAGCAGTACCTACAGGATTTAGGACTGAAGGATTGGTTCCACCTTGTGCGGTAGTACCCATACCAGCAGCAGTATCACTAAATCCATTAGGGTCATTGCGACCAGCGGGTTGACCTGAGAATGCAGAATCTACTTCGTTGTAGAAAGTCTCAGCACCACTCTGGTTCTGATAACGCGAACGCATTGCGAAAATGAGTCCAGTAGGACCGCTCATTGGTTGAACGCCTGCGATATCATAGGCGATCAGGTTAGGCATCGAACGACGGATCAGTGAGATCAGTACGGGATCGAAACCTGCGGTAGGGCCACCAGCAGCGGCACCACCACTAAAACCAGCATTAGCACCTGAACCAGTGCTCATTGTTGGTGCTTCCATCAGGTTGGTAATACCACCTGTACTGAATGCTGATTCTTCTCTTAAAAATCTTTCTTGGTTTTCGAGCAGGACTGCGGTTACCGCTTTACGATGCGAATCTTTGATTGAATCAAGACCCTCATAGTTGAGAAGAGGTGCCCACTTTTCCTGCAGATGCTCGGATTGGAACATTTGCTTTTACCTTTTACTAAGTGTTTGTTTTTGTGTTTGAATTATATTAAATTCAATTATTTGCGGAATGCTGAAAGAGTCTTCAGATAAGCAGCCATTGGTCCGGAAATTGCTTCCATCGAATTGTCTACACCTTCAGACAGAGTTTCAGTTCTTGCAGATGGAGAAACTACTCTTGAAGGAAAATATGATTCCTTTAAAGTCTCCAGTTTTTCACGATATTCTTCTTCACTTTCAAACTCAACACTTTCGGCAAGTGAAGCGAGCTTGTCTTTCTGAGTGTCTGCAAGACCATCAGCGACCTGTTCAAAGATTCCATCAGCAACCGACTCTGCGAGACGCTTGTTGAGTGAAACGTTTTTCTCAATCTGCTCGTTGAGTTTTGTCTCCATTTCATCAAGTTTTTCTACCATGCTCTCAAGCACATCATATTTATCTTCAGGGATTGATACATAATGTTCTTCAAAAAGACCCTTCATTCCTTGGAGGAATGATTCAGTCATTTCAGTTTTAAGACCTTGCTCTACGACAAGTGAATTTTCTTCCATCCACTCGCCGGCAACATACTCAAGATAAGCGTCTACGCGCTCTGCAAGTTCAGTTTTAATTTCTTCAACTTCTTCTGCAAGAGCAACTGCATATTGCTCTTCAAGAGATTCTTGAATTTCAGAAACCTTAGAGCGAAGAGCGGCTTCAAAGATGGTGCGTGCTTTCTCTTGGAATTCCTCAGAAAGATCTTCACCTTCTAGAAGAGCATTAACATCTTCATCGATGTTAAACTCTTCCTTCATTTCTTCTTCGTCCTCGTCTTCGTCTTCGTCTTCTTTTTTACCCTTTTTCTTACCGCCTTCCTCTTCTTCTTCGCCGTCTTCTTCTTCGTGCTTAGCTTCTAGAAGTTCTTCGTCCTCATCATACTCAAACTCTTCATCTTCCTTAACACCTTTCATTGCTTCTGCTGCAGAAGCACCTTTATTTACGACATCCTTAACTTGCTTAAGTGATTGTCCAGGTGTTTTCAGTTTTGCCGAATCATCGTCTGGACGATAGTTAGAAGGATCAGGACCTCCAAGATCTTCCCACCCACCAGTCTGTCCTGGTGTTGCGCCAGATAGACTTGGCATTGCATCCGCTGCTTTAGCATTAGCATTAACAGCGGTTTTGGATGGTTTAGTGCCTACTTCCATTTCTTGTAAATCTCCACGAGACATTTGAACTCTCCGTTTAACCTTACGTTATAAACTATATTTATTTATAATTTAATAAATTACAATGAATTTAAAAATTCATTGAATAAGCTCAACTTATACTCTTCGAGTAGTTTTTCATCTACGAGAGTATTAATTCTCCTTTGAGTTTGTTCTGCCATTTTTTCGCGAAGCATTCCACCATCCCATATCCATTCTTTTCCTTCCATAATTCCCTGAACGAACGCATCAGGAGCAGAAGGATCTGCAACAATATCAGCAGCAGTTGCAAGCATAAAGTCTTCGCCAACTTCCATATAACCTGCAGGATTTTGCCTAACAGAACCAATACCACGAGAAGAAACTCCCAAACAAACTCCATCTTTGAGAAGTGACTCTACAATTTTTCCCATTGGTGTGGAAAGAATTTGTGCCTTTCCAATAAAATCATTTCCTCTTTGCTCAAGTGAAATAATTTTGTGAGAAACACGGTCAAGATTTACAGTTGGTCCATCTGGGTGTCCAAGTTCTCCAAGAGCGCGACCTTTGCAAATATATTGTTCAGTATAACGCTTTACCTCTCTTTCCATTACAACACGACCATAACGCCTATTGTTGCGGTTTGTTGTCTCTGTTTGAAGGAAAGGTCCTTGAATATAAAGAGTCTTCTTACCATTGACCGTTTCGGTAAGAACTTCTACTGATTCGATTTCTTCGGTAATAAGTTTCATTATGCTTGTCCTGTGATTTGTACTTGTTGGAAATAAAGTGTTCCCGATCCGACTCCGTAGGCAGAAATCTTATTTGAAACAACAACAGACGCATCTGTTGCAGAGAATGCAGTTGCAATTCCACTTGAATTATAATTTACGGTCATTCTAGTCTGGTAATAACCACCAACACCAGCAGAAGTATCAATTGATAAAACTTGTTGATGTGTAAAATTATAATATGACTGACCTGTTACTGTTAGAGTTACATAGTCACCAATTCCAAATGGGACTTGGGTTCCTTCTGGAACAGTAACAATAGTTGTTGTTCCTGTTGTTACTCCAACAACTCTATTTGATGCTTTAGTTAAACCTAAAGTTACAGTATCGCCTGCAGGGACATAGTAATCAGTATTAGTTGCAGTAGGATTAACTCCAATTGCAACGTGGGCAGCACCACCAACTGCAACTACTCTCAAAACACTAGATTGTACTGAAAAGGCAGATGAAGTTGTTGCAGCACCTGCAGTAAATGTAAATGAGGAACCTGCCCCAACTGGTCTATGAGCCATTATTTTAAATACAACACTTTTAGTTATTTATAAATTGCGAATTACCTACTAATTTCTTCCCAATCTAATGATGCAAAAACATCAGCACCAGCAGTATTAGATGCACATACAAGTGTTAGTTCATAAGGAGTTCCAGTCAGTCCATTTCTTTCTAACTGAAACTTAAATAGTGCTTCTTTCAGAATATCTACTGATGCAGAAGATTGATTATTTGATGAGAAAAACCCAGATGCTAGAATTCTTCCACCACTCACAGTTCCTCCATCAATCTTATATTCTACAGCACTATCAACACCAGCACTGACCCAAGTTCCTCCACTAGTAGTTGCTGATGCTCTCACCTGCCAATTGTATTGTGGTCCATTTCCAGTCCCCATTAATGAAAGCGCGGTCAAAATTACAATCGCATCTAATCTATTTGGAGAAGATTTGAGACGAATAGAAAGCACTGGATGATAAGTTCCAGCGGGAGTTGGTAAATCTACTGGTGCTGTAATTGGGGTATTTACTGCCTGCTGCAATCCTCGCAATTCATAACCACCTTCTGAAATTACACTAGAGCAAACTTGTTTGAGTGTGCTTGCACTAGTTGTAATTCCAGTATTAGCAATCTCATATCTCAAAGGAAGAGATGCTGTTGTAATATAAGTTGATTGGATTATATTTGCGTGATGGAATGAATGTGCGTGAATAAATTTCCCATCAATTACAAATCCCATTCTGACTGTACCAAGTCCCAACCACTCAATATCCATCCAAAGAATTTGTGCTTTGGTGATATCTAATGTAATACCAGAAACTCCAGTTCCATCTAATTTATCAATATTCCAATCAGATTGTGCAACTGAAGTTGAAGTTCCAGTAGATAAACTTCTTTCTACAAAATAAGGTGTTGTATCATTAATTTCAAAATACATTCCATTATCAGCACCAAAATAACCGACCCTCTGTCTTAAGTTTGTTTTTGGTGTAGCAGGAACAAAGGTATTTAAAACAAGTAAAGATTTTCCTGGTTGGTATGAGAATGTTTTTGTAGTTTCTCTAATAACTGAATCGCCACTTGTAGTTCCAATACCAATATTTACTAATCCTTGAGTAGTTGCAAATCCAACAGTAGAACCAGTTCCTACGATTAAACTCTCCCAAAGATTATTGTCCCTATATCTGTGGGAACTATCAAATAGAGTAAGTGGATTTGATACTCTTGTTCTACCAAAAGCATCTGGATTTACACTTACGGGAAATCTATTGATATTATCAACAATTTTTCCGTCTCTAGTTGCAATATTATTGACTTCAAATAATGATCTTTCCTGATTTAAATAATCCTGAGTAGTTATATTCCATTGTGCCATTTATCAATCAATCCATTCTAACTTTGATGGGTGATATCTTTGTGCGTTTTTGATGTTTAAATTTTTTTCTGTAACTGGATAAATCTGATGAACAACTGCTCCAGGATAATCAGATTGCAGTTGCTCGCCAAGGTCTCTCGGAGAAGGAATTCCGTTTTTAGTAATTAATTCCATTCTATAGAGACTTCCGTTCCACAGAACATCTGCAACATATTCCTCACCAACCGATTGTTGCTCTGGTTGAGAAGAATTAATGTAAAGATTTCCGGTAAAGTCTCCAGAAATATTTACAGACTCTGAGATGAACTGTCTAAAGGATTTCATTCTTCTTCTACGGTTTCGTTATTGAACAATGCGTTTGCTACTGCAGGACGAAAATCATCGACTTTTTCTGCTGCTTTTGCAAACAAAAGGTCTTTAATTTTATCACTAATCTGCGAAGGAGATTCGTCAGCAGCAATCATATCTAAAAGGTCATCCATTTTTAATACCTAATAATATTTTTCTTTATTTATATCTCGCCACCCTTGGGCATTTCTGCAATCTTACCGCTTGCTTCAGTTGCAGCACCTTGGGCATCAAGATTGGGTTCCATTACTGGTTGTCCAAGATCCATCTGCGAAGTTTGATCTAAAGGCATACCTGTTGTTGGATCCACTGGGATACTTGGATCTGGAATAATACCATCTTTAATTTCTTTCTTCATAATCTTATCTTGCTCGACAATTTCCTCGTCAGTTTGGCGAAGAATCTTTCTTCTCAAATAATCTTGTGAAAAATACTTTCCGACATATGGTTCTGCTATTTGAACCATATTTAATCTTTCATTTAGAAGTTCGGCATCCTTAAGTTCTGCAAAATGATTGTCATAAAGGAAGTCATATTGAATATGTTCTTCCATAATACTCCAATCCTCTGGAGTAATAATATTTTTAAGAATAAGTTGAGTTCTCAACATATCGTGGAACATATATGAGAATCTCTTTCTAAGGCGAGCAACAAACTTGCTGAACTTAACTTCATCGCGAAGAATCTCTGAGGATCTGCCGAGATTAAATCCACCATCTCCACCAATTCTTGTTGTAGGTACATTTAAAGATCTATAAAGTTTTTCTTGGAAATAATTAATGTCAGTAATCTCTCCAAGGTTTTGTCCGCCAGGAAGTGTTGAGATTTCAGTACCTCTTCCACCTTCTCTTCTTGGAAGCCAAAAATCCTCAAGCATTGACATAAATTTTTTATCATCGCGAATTTCACCTGTATTTGCATCATATACAAGTTTATTGCGATAACGCATCATAACATCGCGAAGATATTGTTCTGCTTTTACTTTAGGGAGATTGCCTACATCAATGTAGAAAATTCTTCTTTCTGGAGCACGAGATAATCTATAGATAACAAGACTATCCTCAATCATGCGAAGTTGATTGAGTGATTTAATTGCCTTATGGAGATATGAGAGAGTTGATCCTTTATTTCTATCTACTAGACCTGATGTGCAGTATGTGATAGAATCTTTCGACATTTTGATTCCAGCAGTTCCACCAAGAGATGATGGGTTACTTGCTGGGTATGTCAGTTTTGGATTATAAATGAAATATTCCTCAATTTCAGGAAACTCAAAATCCATTGGATTATCCGAGTTAATATTAGACAATCTATATTTGTCCTTTTCGCTCTTTTTTTGCTGCCTTACATACCGCATTTTCATTGGGTCTATGTAACGCAGTTCTTGAATTCCTTCGTGTGGATTCTTTAAATCAATTACTTTGTGATAATATAACCTACCATCCACATACCAATTTCTATAAATTTCGTGAGACTTTTTATCAAAATCTAAAAGAGAAAGAATATATTTAAATTCCTGTCTGATCTTCTTCTTGATTCCATCACTCGCATTCAAGTTGGAAAGTTCAATTTCTACAGGAGTATCATTAGTATCTGATACAATTGCTTCATTAACAATATCTTCAATAGCACTGTCACACTCAGGATGAAGTGCCATTTCTCGATATCTTTTGATTAAATCAAACTCTGTTCTATAAACTCCTTCAATATCAACATACGAACCAAAAAAACCACTACTCAGGTAGTGGTCAGTCCCGTCCTCATTATTTTGAGGAACTGGACTGACTACACCTGGAGATAATGGTTCGCTATCTTCAATAGAAAATCCAAACAATCTTGCCATAATTTATTTTTTGTTCTTTTGCCTTTTGTCTATTTATTAGACTTTAGCTGCCGTAGTTCCACTAATGATTTCGTAAGATTGAACTTGGAATTCAACGGTGAATTCCTCAATAGTGTCGCCACTATCATACGAAAGATCAATGTTTGAAACTGACGTTGGGAAAATATCAACAAACTTATATGCAGCTAGAATTGAACTATCAGATCCAGCATTAGTTGTGCTGTTTACTGTAGCACCTCTTCCGAGTTGATAAACAGTTGCATTGCTCATATACGCAGCTGGTTGAGTTGCGCCCAAATTGTTATCAAGTTTTGCAATCAGTTCAGTCCAAGCTTCAAATGCTCTTCTGAGTCTGAAGTCTTCATCGTTGATGATGGTTACAGTCCAAGTATCAATTGTTCTGTCCCCAGCAACCTTAAAGATTCTTCCTCTAAAAGGAACATCAATTGGTGAAATATTTGATGCTGGAAGTGCGGCTGCTTTGCAAAGATATTTGAATTTATCTGCATCCCATGAAATTCCAGATGGGAAAGTCGTTAACTCAACTTCAAATAGATTGGGGCGAGCACCACCACCACTTAAAGCACTCTTAAATTGAGAGATTGTCTTGAGTCTTGCCACGATTCGTTACCTCCTTAAGGTTATTTATTGAATAATAATCAAACAGTACCTGCAACTTCTTCAAAACTTACACCAGTGCGTGTAGCAACAAAGGTGAGAGTTACATAGTTAATAGACTTGGCAGGTTTCAGGAAGATGTCCGCTCTAAACTCATTATTATCAATAACGTCAGGAGTGTTATTAGTTGTGTCGCAGACTACAAGGAATCCATAGAGACCCCTCTTTGCCTGAACATCACGTAGATAAGGTTCAACAATGTTCTTAAAGTTTGCTCTTGTCAGTTCATCGTTCAATTCAAAGAGTTGTGCCTGAGCAGCTCTTTGGAGTGCTTGTTCGATGGTAAGGAACAGACGACGAACATTAATTCTGTCAAATGCCGATGCATAACCTAGAGCAGTTTTGTCGCCAAACAGCAGAGTACCTATGCCAGGTTGAGTTACAATTGCATTAACTCTCTGAGGATAAAGTTGATCTCTCTGTGCTTTATTTGGATTATATGCAAGTTTGATTGCATTGTTGATAATGCCTCTCTGCTGACCTGCAGGAGAGAACCAAGGATATGCAACAATATTGGTGCGACACATTAGACCCGCAACATCAGCATTGCATGGAACGTAAACAAACTTGTTATTGAATCTATCATAAGTGTACTTATATCCACTATCAAAGACTGCATATGAAGAAGATGATAGTGAACTAAAATACTTAACGAGGTTTGTTGTTTGAGTTGTAGTATTTGTAATTCCAACTAGATCAGATTTGTGAGGTCCAACAGTCGCTACACAATCCTTTCTTTGCTCTGCAAGAGAAATTAAGTAACTTGCCTTTGCTTGAGAATTGGAAACATTGTCCATACCTGGGCCCATAATTAAATAGTCAACTTGAACTTCATCTTTGTTTGAGAACTTGTCATATGAAGTAATTAGATCGCCGAGAGTTGCTTTCATTCCACCAGAAGCGGAATAATCAACACCACCAGATAAGGTGTAGGTTTTGTTTCCAATTGCACTAAAAGTTACATCTTGGGCAGTTAGACCCCAAAGACCATTTGGTGTAGAAATTGGTGTAAAGGAAGTAGAAGGAACACCAGAATATGTGGTAAATCCAGTTGCTCTTGGTGCAGTACCCCAGTAAGCATCTGCAGCACTTGATGGATTTCCGCCAGCATAAACTTGTGATGAGAAATCTGCAAGATATTGTTCATACCAAATTTTCTGTGGAGAATTAACCGCAGAAACAGAATCAAGAGCCTTAGAAAGACTTACGTGCTTTTCAAGAATAGTTCCTTGATTTCCAGTAATTGTTCCAAGATCATCAACTACAACAACGTGAATAGCATCATTCTTTCCATTTCTATCTAAGGAATATCTATTTGTTGCAGGTTTAGGTGCAATAGACTTCCAATAGATTATAGTATTGGTTAATCCAAGAGTTTGTTGGTTGTACCAATCAGAAACAGAAGCGACAGTTGCAGTTCCCGCAAAACCACCAGATGAATTGATGAACCTTACTGATTGAGATTCCGCAAACGCTGCAAAAGAAGTACCTTCAGCATAATTAATCTGAGTTTCTGTTCCTGCTGAAGAAACTCTAGAGGTAATTTTTACTGTGATAGTACTGTTGCTATTGGTTGCATCTGTAGTAATGCCGGTAATAATACCCTTGAGATAACCAGTGAATGAAGAAGTAGATCCTGCACCAGGTAGAGTTACTGAAGTGAGGGGTGTAGTAACACCAAGTCCAATTTGAGCACCAAGAGCACCTACATTAGTAGTTGCGATTCCGATGATTTGATCTCCCAAATCATCAATCACACATACCTTCAGATTGTTCGCCCAAGAACCTGGATTCTTTGCAGCAAATGTAAAGTTATTTCCTTCTGAATGATTATTAATATAATCATCATAATTGTCAATATCTAAAGATGATGTCGATGCGGCACCAACTCCAGCGTTAGCATTGTTCAGAGTTGATCCACCAGTTCTAACAACTTTAAGAACACCGCCATATGAGAGATAAGATGAAGCACTCATCCAGTACTCATACTGAGAGTCCGTTGAAATTGGTTTGCCAAAAGTATTGATTAAATCCTGTTCAGTTGCAATATCAATTGGGAAATCAACAGGTCCAATTGGGAAGGGCCCAGCGATTGCGCCAATATTATCTAAAACATTATCAGCTCTTCCTACAGTTAAATCAACTTCCCTGACGAGTACGCCTGGAGATAATTGAGGAGTCGCCATTTTTTTCTCCGTGAAATCTCAGTTTATCTAAAAAATATTTATTAAAAAGATACTTTACGCAGGGGAAACCTGACGTGAATATCTACCAATCAGGATATTCCCAGTTTATCGCTGGGGGTGTGTCTTTTTTACGTTCAATAATTCTTTTTATAGTACACTCTTTGCACTCATAAGAGTAAGAAGATGCAACTGGACCACGATCTTTTCTTGTTCTATAAAATGCATCTATTAAGTTTTTTGTTTCACCACAGACTCTACATTTTCTATCTGCTAATAGCAAATGTCCAAGTTTTATCTGCTTATCTAAATCCATTTACATGTATTCCCACATATAAGCGCGATCTCCATATTCATCAACATACCATCGATCACCATCGACATCTAAAAAACTGCTATTATCTAATCCGTCAGAAATAAAACCAAATGGTGACATGTCTTGTTCTATTTGGTTTTTTTGCTCTTCATATAATCTTTTTCTAACATCTTGATCCGTAAGCTCTTTGAAATAATCCTGAGCAACTAACCAAGCATATATTACTAAGCACATTGCAAGATCATCATTGCACCCTTCCTCTGCTTCAAATGAATTGTGTTTTTGGATAAATGTAGTAAGTTCACTAATAATCTCATAATCGTTTAATATTAACTTACTTTCTTCAATCATTGTTTTAAGATTTAAGCACCCAACTTTTTTGACAGTTTTTGACATCTTAACACCAAGTTGAGTTTTCTTTCCAGAAAAACCTTGTCCAACGATTTGACCTGCTCTACCTCTCATAGAACACATTAGCAAATTATTATATTCTAAATCATATTGAAGAATGCTTGCTACTTGGTCTCCAACATCATTAACCTCACATAAAATATAAGCATTATTATATGCAGTTGCTGTTTCCTGAATTATACTTGGAAAGAGCATTGGTTTGATTTCATTATTTCTATATTTTCCAACTATTTTATGAGGAAACTGTGTAATGTCCACAATAGTAAATGCAGAATAGTCATTTCCTACGCCTCTAGCAACGTCTACAGTGATTAGATAATCGTGATTGTCCTCTGGATCAACATAAACATCTAAACCTGCGCTACGTGTCTTAGGGGCATCGTAGACGAGTGTTCTAAGTTTGGATGGTGCAATAAGAGTATCAACAGAACCTAAGAATTCACATTCAAACTCAACTTTAAACTGTTGATCGGAAGTGTTGGCAATAGTTTGTTTTTTCCATTCCTCGTCTCTTCCCGGAACTTCACTCCAATGAACGTCAGTAAATACATATTCATTTTTACCTTTTTCAGCATCGTGCCACATTCGGTAGAAATGATTCATACCGTGTGGTGTAGAAACTATAATAACTTTGGTTTGTTTACCAGAAGTAATAGTGGGATAAACAGATGCAAAGAATGAATCTGCAATATGATTTGGAACGAATGCAAATTCGTCCAAGAATAGAATGTTAAAAGACATTCCTCGAACAGCAGATGCAGAAGTGGATGCCGCTAAAATCTTTGAACCATTCTCAAGTTCTAGAGAACCTTTGTTCCAAGATATGATACCTTGTTGCATCCACTTTGGTAGATTCTCATAAGCAGTCTGAAGACGGTCTAGAAGTTCTCTAGCAGTTGCTGCTTTGTTTGCAAGAATACCAATATTTACGTTATCGTTGAAAACTGCATAATGCAATAAAAAAGACACCACAGTTGTAGACTTACCAGTCTGTCGTGGCATCTTACATATATTAAATCTATGATTATGAAAGTTATTGATTAACTTTTCTTGGAAATGATATGGTTTAAAATTTTGTAGACCATGATCAAGGGTTACAATTTTTACATAATTATTTGCAAAATAAACTGGATCATCTTTACACTTAACAAATTCAATAATTTGATCTTGAGTAAATTCGATTGGTGTATTTGCCTTCTTGAGCAAAGGGTTGCCCAAATAAACATCATTTGACATGATAATAAATCAACCTCTATTTTTTTAAATATAAGAATAAATTAACACTTCCAACGTCTTCTTGCTGCTAATCCTCTTTCTCCTTTCCAACTTCTACTGCGAGAGCAAAATGCTTTACGTCGTTTTGCTGCTTTACTTCCTGGTTCTACATCTCCAGTTACTGGTGCCTGCAAATTGGATCCCGTAGCACGATTATATTTTTCTCTCCCCTTTTTGGTAAGACCTCCACCTTTACTTACAGGAAGTTTTTCTCCTCTACCTACAGACAGAGAGGGACCTTCTTCTTCCAACTCAACTTCTTCTCCCATGGTCTTAACATAATTTTTATTTGGTCCAGGTTTTGCTGAACTTCCCCCCTGAGGTCCACACATTTGGACGAGTGGTTGTCCTGGTTGAATTTCAGAAACTGAATGGTAAATTGCGACAGATCCAGGATAAACTTTTTGGAGTTCATCATTAATTTCTTTTCTTGATGGAGTCTTAACTTGGGGGAAAAACATCTTAAGTGAATAATATTTTCCTCTCCAAGAAAGAGTTACTGCAATAACATTTCCAGTTTGTGCTTGAAGTCTTGTTGCCTCACTTACTTGAGACTTAAATCCTCTAATTGGTTCTGGTTTGATAATATCGACTACTTCAGCAAAAGTATTTCCGTCAGCATCTTCAATAGTTACATCTTCTGCTTTTACGCAAGAACCTTTATCAAACTCTTTAGTTCCTTTTTTTCTTTTATAACCTGGCCAACATTTTTCATCTAATATTTCCCTTGTAATTTTATCAACCAAAGTTTCTTCAAATTTGGGTAAAGTAACACCAACAACTTTCTTTGCTTTTTGTGGTAATTGTGCTTGTTGTGCGGTTGTCATATTATCAATTTTTTTTGCCGCGGATGACATTTTAGTTTTTTTATGTTTTTCTGGATCTATCTCATACCCAAAAGATTCTTCCATTTCTCCGCTTGCAATATAATCTGCTGCAGTATCGATATAATCTGCTGCTTTAGTAATTTTTGACTGAACCCATGCTTCTAGATCTCCCTCACCTTTACCAACTTTTGATTTGATCCTTTTTACTGCATCTTCAATGGTTTTGAGTTCTGATCTTGCCATTGAGTACTCTTCATCCTTTACAGAAACCTTATCCCATGCTTTCTCTCCATAAGAGCACTCGGATCTTGTTTCTCTCTTGTCACATAAAGGACAGTATCTTTCTTCTTCGTGCATAGTTTCCTCCGATTTAGTTCCCCAGTTATCTGCGCCAACATTACGACATTTTACAAGTGCTCCAGAAGCATATGCACTTGGCCAAACAGAATATCTAGATTTTACCTTATGGTAACAAGCATCCTTTTTACCACTACCCTTACTTGGTTTATCTTTTGCTTCTTGTACGTCCATTTCTTCTTTCATTTTATTTCTAGGTGAATCGGTAGAAACATAAGTTGGTTTTGCAGCATTCGATTTTTGTTGCTGATCAGAGTCTGCTGCTTTTTTTCTTCTTGACGCAGAAAGTCTTTCTGCTTTAGTCATGCTTGCTCTTTTGGAAGAGGATACGCATTTTGGAACTCCTTCCCCAGGCTCGTCACTTGCACAAGTTCCGCCAGTTACAACGTTCACCCATCCAGATTTTCCATCTTTTGATTTAGATTTACCAAACCAATCACGAAGACCTTCTTCTTTAATATCTTTAAATTTTTTATGATGCTTCTTGGCATCTGCTTCCATTTTTTTCAAACGAGTATAATAGTCTGGAATCTCATCTAAGTGTTGAAGAGCAATATTACGAGCAAGTTCATGATCTTGAGTGTGCTCATGTTCAATAGGTTCTCCAATATCAAGTTGCTTTTGTATAAAAGAAACATCAAGACGATGCTTCTTTGCAATTTGCTCAACGGTTTTATGCGACTTGATTTTGGGCATAAAAAATGAATATCTTTTTATATTTATTATTCTACACTTCCTTCAGTTTGTTGCTTTAGAAGTTTTGCCAATTCTGCTGTAGATCCAACAAAAAGTGCATTGTTAACTGTTGTTGGTCCTTTTTGTTTTTCTTCTTCAATATCTTTAAGTTTCTTCTGGAGATCCATTAATTTATCCGTGGCATCAGCAACGTTTTTGATAAGTTGTCCTGCAACCTCATATGCACGAGGCATCTCACTTTCTTGAGCAAGTTCAAGAATACCATTAATTGCTTCTTGACCTTTTTCTATTAACGAATATAAATTTCCTCTTGTATAGTTATAATCTTTTTTAATATCATCAACGGTAGAGGCAATTGTCTCTATTTTTTCAATTTCACTTTTAGTTTCAATAGGAACTATTTCACCTTCAACATTAAAGGCATCGTTTAAACTGTCAAATTTTTTTGTCATTTTCATAAATTAATACCATTAAATCCAAAGTCATCGCCATCTTCAATTAACGTATTATCTGTAGTTGTAATAGATTTGACCGAAGATCCTGCTAAGTGTGAGGTTATCGTTGTATTATCTCTACCTCTATCCACAGTAAGAACATTTCCTGCCTTGGACCTTACGAATACTTCCTCACCCTCAAGATCTAAGTAAGTATTTACTGATATAGAACTTGCATTGTCTACCGTAATGAGTATATCTTCCGTGGTAATATCTTTTGTAAGATTTGTAACAACTGTTCCTGTGTAATTCTTGATAGCTCTTGGTTGAGCCGAATATACAATTTCTCTGGTTGGTGTATTTGTAGTATCTCCAGCAACGTAACCAATTGTGGTTTTCTTGATAATATCCTTGGAAGCAGAAGAAACTGGACCAAACAGATAAGTTTTAACAGTAAATCTTAAAGTATAAATTAATACTCTTCTTGTAGTGAAATTTCCTTCATAGTCGTCCTGCATTGTAATATTTTCAAGAACAACTGGTATGTCCCTCTTCTCATTAATAATATCAACCAACTCTACACTCATCGTATATGCTGGTTGAAAATATGGTAAAATTTGTTCAATAATTTGAAGAGCATCATCATTTAACTTAGACATAATGCTAAGTTCAAATTGCATGTTATATGGAACTGGAAGATATACCTTTTTAGTTTCTTTTCCGTCTTCTGCTGATTTTGCAGTAAATGTTTGAGTAGTGGTTGATTTCCTTGTTGAATCATAATTTAAACCAGTGAACTCAAATGACATTCTTGGCAATGTAATTTGAACTGGTTTGCTTAAATCTGGAGATTGTTCTAATCTTGCCAGAAATTTTTGCGTTGGTCCGTAAGCAAGAGGAACTTTAATGACATTAGTAACAGCTCCACTATTATTAGTGTGCTTTATACTTATCTCATTGAACAAAGAACCGAAAGCAATAACAGTTCTTCTTAGAATTTCGTGATAAAAATACTCAAACATGTCTTATAAACCTTTATGTTATTATTTAAACATAATAACTTTTATTTATGGTTTATGGCATTCCAAAAGGATTTCTTTCACTAAAATCTACAATTTTATTTGCTTCACTTTCAATTTCTTCATTATTAGTAAATCCATCTTTCATAGCGAATACATCTGTAGACCTCAATTTATAAGAAGCACTTGACGCTGCTCCAACAATACTCTCGCCGGCAGTAAATTGTCCATTGACATTAGAAACTTCTAAAATATTAGTTACAGAATTCCAAGATCTAACTCTTGCAGTAACACCACTTTGAGATCCTGTTACCACTTCGTTAAATATAAATGTACCTATACCAATAACGCTTGGTGATGCTATTGTTATAGTAGGGGCAACACTGTAACCAAGTCCAGCATTTGTAATTCTGATTTGGGCAATAGTACCTGCGACAGAAACGACAGCAGTAGCAGCAGCAGAGACTGTAGAAATTCCGCTAATTGTAATTGCGGGAGGAGTTACATATCCAGACCCAGAATTTGTAACAGTTATGATACCAACAACTCCATCACCGATAGTTGCCGTTGCCGTTGCCCCACTACCTTCTCCGCCAACGAATCTAATTCCAGGTGCAACAGTGTATCCATATCCTGGATTAACTATCTCAACACTTTGAACAGACTGTGCAGATGGATTTGTATTATCATTACAAACAACAATTCCACCTATCATCTTAGCAATTGCAGTTGCAGTTTTTCCTCCAGAAGAAGCAGAAGAAATTCCAACCGTGGGAACACTCGTGTATCCCCCTCCACGATTAGTTACTGTAATAAATCTAATTCCTCCATTGACAATTCCTGCTGATGCAGTAGCAGTAACCGCAACCCCAACCATTGTAAGTTTTTGTATATTCCCAACAGGAGCAGAATCTTGATTATCGGAACCGGAGATTGTATCATCAATATCTTCTATACCGGTATTAATAATTTCATCTTCATATCTAAAGAGTTCGCACCTTAACTCATATGTATAAATTCCTTGTAGTTGATAAAATGGTTTTTCGTGTTCAACATACTTGATTTCAAATAGTCTATCTCCCAGAGGAAACCAAATCAAATCTCCTTCTTTTGGTCTTGTTGATAATTTAATGTTTGGTTGACCGCCAATTAATGGAGAGATATAATTTTTAAATCTTTCTCTTGAAATTATTAGAGTTATTTCATTAAGTGCCTGAATTCCAAATTTTGAAAGTATTGTCGGATTGTCACCATATCCATCAAAACTATCAACATATGCTTCTATTGGATAAGCATTAGTGAACTGTGATTCTATTAATTCTCTTATTACTGTCTTTTCGGTAATGTATTTTCGTGGCAAATAATAAACCTCAACGCCATACATCCTCAACTGTTCGTTAATCAAATCTTGAATAAGACCTTGCTCTGATTTTGATCCTTGTAAGAAAAATGGATTTAGCATGGATTAACCGATCATATCGTAGGGAGGAAGTTCGTATGTACTGGACATTTTTTCCATTAAAATATCTATTTCCCTCTGTGCATCATCATACATTTGTCTTCCATTTAACTCAACTCCGCCCGGTAACTTAACACCAGTAAATTTCATCATATTTTGTCCCCACTGTTTTTTAATTAGTGAAGTTAAATATGGTTTGATGAAGGAGTCGTTCCAAACTCTAGAATAATCATTTGGATCTAAAGTAGAATAGCAGTCAATAACAAAAAAATGATTTTCTGTAACTGATCCCCAATCAATATCAAGGTATAGTCTGTCTTGCCTCTTATTAAATCTAATTTGTTTTTGTGTATTTAAAAGAAAGTCCAAATCTTCCAAATACGTTTTAACCATTGCGTAACTTAATAGTTCAGTTGTCCCCCAATAGTAAATATCGTTTAAGAATAACTGATATTTAACGCTAAACATATTATGTGTAATGGTATTAGCGCCATCAAAAGTGAAAATCTTATTCACTCCAATTACATTTGGTGGGACTTGAAGATAGTTACTATTTTCATAATATGAAAAAGTTGTAGCAGTTCCTACTATATTTGCAGTTGCTGTTGTTGTAACAATTCCAACACTATTTGGATTTATTCCCTTCGCTTTTCCGCGAGCAATGTCATCTGCAGTTACTTTATATTTGTAGAATGTTGGATAGACACCATCAAAATGACGCTCTTGGAAGAATTGAACAGCATCATCTACTAGATCTTCAATTTGCTCATCAGCAACGTTGATTTCCAAAACTGGCGCTCCCAGTTTTCTTTTGCAGTAATCTATTAGTTCTTGTCTAGTAGATGGTTGCGCCATTTATCTACACTCTTTAAAAATATTTAGGGTTTGAATGTTATGAGTTGTGCAACAACTTCTTGTTGCTTCAAATATAGTTTAAAGTAACACTTTGCGATGTTTTTTGCATCATCTAAATTGTCAATACTATCAATTTCTGCTGCTACTTTGAAGTATTCGAAACTTTTGCTCAAATTTTCAAGTTCTATTTTATCGGGATCCATCAATCAAACTCCTAAGTAAAGATTTTATTTCATTTAAATCATTTTTTATATTAGTCACATCAGACTCCAAATTCTCCAATTTCTGATCTTCTTCAGTTTTTACATTTCTTCTAGAAATGTATTGTTGATATTCTGACATATTTGTGTTAATAATAGAATTCGTATTTGGGTCTCTAAGGAGACTGTTGTGACCTTCAACTCTTAAATAATCCATTTCAATTATGCTAATGCAATGACTCTTAGGTTTCTAATTCTTGGTGGATAAACTTGATTCGTCGATGTAAGAACTAATTTAATTCTATAGAATCTGAATGAAGGCAATTGGTCGGCAGTAAAACTATATTCTCTAAAATCAATATTGTTAGTTTCAAATCCAAAGGACAGTGATGGTTGAACAAATACATCAGGAAGTCCATTACTATTCTCAAAGTTTATGATTTGTTTTCTAGCATCAAGATTATTATATCCTGGATAAGGTGTAAAAATAGGTATAAAGTTTTGATTTTCGCCAATTGCGTAAAATGCTCTTATATCACAGTAATTATTAATGTGAGCATCTAATAGAATTTTAATAGAAGTAGCTGGATTTTCTAAACCAATTTCTTTAGAGATATATTGGAATGATGATGGGTCAGTTCCAATTGTATTCACTCTATTATCAGTCGCATAATTAGTAATTACCTTATTGATTCTATTTGAAGTTAATACTACATTAACTCTTTGAGTATCAATAACTGGACTTACTCTCGAATCTACTGAATTTAAGAAAAGTCTTAAATTCATAGACTTTTTACCCATCAATGATCCCAACTTAGCATCTTCATTTATCTTGGATGCAATAATTCTTGGAGTTGTAAAATAGTTAGTTTTGTTTATTGTAACTGGTTCAAATCCACTATTTACAAAAGGAATTTCGTTGCCACTAATACTTGATCCAGTAATTGTTCTAACCTCTGCATTAATTGTAGTCCCTTGTACAGTAATATTTTGCACTGAAGGAGTCATCAATTCAAATGGTATATTTTGGGTTGCTTTTGTATTGAATCCACCAGCAGACTTAGTTTGATTTAAGTATAGTTTGGGGAAACTAGATCCATTAGATCGATCAATTCCATTCAAGTCCATTTGAACCTTAATGTTGTATGAATCAAATGATATTGGATCAGTAACACTTGTATTTGCAAGATAATGCGTAGCATTGATTCTTTTTAAAGAGACTCCACCCAATTCATACTTGTAAACAGGAGTTCCTGCTTGATATGGTATAATACACTGAATCAACAAATTATTAGTAAATACTGGGTCAATGTATCCAAGATTAGTTACATCATTAAGAACTCCGCTTTCGACAGAAGTATATTCAAATAATCTATTGCCAATTAATGCGTAACCTGGATTAGTTGTTCCTACACCAACTCCTTCGAAGGTTGAGAAATTAGAGCTATTCTCAACAGTTATAGTATTCTCCAATAAGTAATCTACGGTTAATTTAGTTGGTGGTACATCTGATTCTACACCAGAAATTCTTACATAGTTGTCATTAAAATACATTCCGTGGTTCTTATGATTTACAACGATATGTAAACCATCGCTTTCTACATTAATATCCGAAATTTGTACATTTCCACCTGAAGTTGAATTTAAAGTGGTTGTTAATCCCGAATTATTAATGTATTGTACTGTTTTACCAGTTCCAGCAATTGAGAAATCACCTTGTACATTATCTAGAACAAGTTCATTTGTACTTGCTATAGAAACAAGAGAGAACAGAGCATCTCTACCAACAGAAGATGCGCCTAAAGTAGAAATGCCAAGCACATCACCAACTTGATATCCATTTCCCGACACAGAAACTGTAGCTGCTATTGCAACTCCGTTTGAAATTGTAATATTTGCTTTTGCATTTCTACCACTTCCAGTAACTGTTACTAAATCAACTCCACTAAATGTTAAACTACCAGAGGATGGAGTGTAACCGATACCAGCATTAATAACTTGAAGTGTTCCCGTGGCGATTCCAGCATTTCCTACATAATTGCCAGTTGCATTAGTCCCTTGTTGGAGAACTGTATTTCCTAAGGTTAGATTATTATCACTTAATGCACTTGATAATCCAATTCTAACTTTTCTTGAATTAAGATTAAGAGAATTTGGTAATAATGTTGGAACTTGAGAATTTCCTAGTGATAATTCTGGACTATAGAACTCTACACTACCAGAAGTTAAGAAATCTGCCCTATAGAGGGTAAACTTCAAATCTTCCCACTGACTTGGTTCCCAGGTTGATGCATTTTGTGATTTGAATAGTGATCCAAGATAAGGTTGGTTTACATATGACTGTGTGAGAATATCAACTTCACCAGATCTGGAGATAAAAACATTATATTTGTTTGAATTTGATCCAATAACAATTGAATATTCCTTTCCGCCTTCTAGATAAACTGGTGATTTAAATACAAACGAAGTCGGAACAGATCCATCATTAGAAATATTAACTTGATCAGGTTCTAACGTAATCTCAGAGAATGGAAGAACAGTCTGTGTGGGGTATCCTCCCTGCATTGTTCTTATTTGGAACAATACTGGAACTTCTGCATCATCCTTTGTTTTGAAGAAAATATCACATTTTGTGAGGAAAATACCACTTTCTTCCTGGACTAAGAATGATTGTGCAAGAGGATCCCACCAAGGACATCTATTCCAATTAGTTGTTTTTGAAATAACATTACTACTTACTAATTGAGCTCCAGTAGTTCTGGAAACATTATTCTGCTGAAGATCTTGTTTTTGCTCAATCCTTGCATTTCTAGTGGAAATAATATTTTCTTGAACAGTTTCAATAGTTCCACTTGAAATAAATTTTTCCTCAGATACTGTAGAAGCAAGATTTCTATCATTGATAATACTGTTTATCAATGTAAAGGTTTTTGAACCATTTTCAAATCTTGGATTTACGGATATGTTTGGATTTGGAATATAGAAACTACCAATTAAGGAGGTATAAACATCAGAAATTAGTCTTACATTAGCAATAGTTGCACGAGCACCACTTGTTTTTCCAACTAGAGTCATTCCCGATTGAACCCAACCACTAAATTCTCCTTGATATTGAGCACACAGTGAAAATGTGTCTACATTTAAAATAGTGCTTGTAGAAGAATATGTTGCAGGGAGAGTTTGACTTGTATACGGATTTAGAGGATATGTTGATGATGGGACATTATATGGACCTTCTTTGTGATTTGATTGCGCAATTCTAAATGTAATTCGCGGATCACTTTCGTTAATTACAGTTACATTTAGACCTGTTTTTTGAATTGTACCAATAACAGTTTCACCAACTGCAAATACACCAGAAACCATAGTGATTTCTAATAGTTTTGGTGTACAGTACTTAGTTACATCTACGCCATCAAAGAATGCATAAATTTGAGTTAATGGTTTTACATTTTTAGCAACAAATTGAATGTTTCTTGACCTTAAATATTGAACCAGATCTCTGCTTACAACTTTATCTCCAATTGATTCTTTATCAAACTGTTCAGAAACGAAAGTTGTTGTGCCAGTTCTTGATTGGACGCCAGTTTCTTTTACTTCTCTGTAATTATCTTGAGTAACTGTAGTTGTTGTATATCCTCTACGCCACCCATAATATCCATAGTGCCCCCAATATCCATAACCATACCCATAAGGCCATCCCCACCACCAATTTCCATAATATCCATAATTATAAGAAGTATCTGTTCTGGTTTTAACAGTTTCAATAACTTCTTTGCCAGTCCAATTAGTTTCCCAAGCACCCCAAACGGTTGGTGAATAACCAGTTTGTGGATCTACATTGAATTGTTGTTGAGCAAGAGCCATTGTTTGGGCATAATTTCCTTCAACGTTAATAATTTTTGCATCTAATCTTACAGTATCAATCCAAGTATCTGTTGCTGGAGTAAGTTCAACAGTTCCTTGCCAGAAACTAATAATAAATGGGGTCACACTTTCAGTTCTAGTTGCAAAAATTTGCTTTAACCATTCGACTTCTGCATAATCAAGAGTGATCAAATCTCCAGTTTTTCTTATGTTATTTCCTTCTGGTGCTTCAAATGCAAGGTCTGCTTGAGAATCTACTCCTTCCACAGGACCTGCAATTAAATCAATGGCAGTAGTGTAGTGTTTTGGTCTTAGTTCTTTATTTTTAGGATCAATACTATTTTCAAATGGTACACCACTTTCTTGTGAATTTAATGAACTAAAATTATCAACAAAGAATCCAGATTTAAATCTATCTAATCCACTTGAATCGGGAACAAATAAGTTTGCAGTGCTTGATTCGAGGGTTGATAATGCAGTATAATACTCAAGATTTTTAATTCTATTTTCAAGTTGTTTGATATCAACCATTCTATATCTCTTATGCTCAAGGAATTGAACAGAAGCTTGAGATATATCAAAAAGATATGGAGGTAAAGTTACAGTTGCAATTTCCAGTGCATCCTCAACATTAACAGGTTTTTCTGGTTTTTCGGAAGGAACTCCATACTTAACCTGGAATGTTCCATCTTTACGTACATAGATTCTATCAATTCTTCCGAGATAATATGAAAATGTAGTAACAATGGACTCATCAGATGCTAAAATATTTGCCGACGAATTTCCTGATCCATTAAAAAGTCTTCCATAAAATTCAAGTGGTGATCTCGAATTTACCGCTACTGTATAAGGAGAAACTCTTGGTCTGATATCAATCATATCAGAGTTTCTTACTGAGTTTATAATTTGAATGTCTTTCTTATAATCAAAACCACGATAAGACTCTACTGTTGTAATATCGCCATTGTCTGAACCTTGATAATAACCACTGGCAAAATATACTTTTATTTTTTTAGAAGGTTCTGGTGATGAAGGTACTCTATTGATTGCACCATATCCATAGAAGGATCCTTTTTGTCCATTATCAAACTTAAAGTTTGATGAAATACTGGAACTAGAAGCATCAATAGTTGTAATAATTGCTTGAATATTAGATTCTGCGAAAGTAATCGTTTCCCCTTCCTTGAAGGTATTTTCATTTAATGGAATAAACGAAATTTGAGAATCTGTTAATCTTTCTGCATATACACCAATTGCACCACTTAACTGACCAACAAATTGCTCACCAATGATTAAATCGGTGGTTTTAGTTGTTGGACCGTTTATTGAAGAAAGAACAAAAGTAGGTGCTGATGGATCTGCAGTTGTCCTTGATTCATAAACGCCATAAACATTAACAATATCTGGAACATTGAGTGAAATGCTTTCGTCTTGAACTCTTGTTCCATATGGATAATTTCCATAAGTAAGTCCATCGTTCAGAGTAGTTGCGCCAAGTCCAGATGCTTCGTACTTGGATTTATCAACAAGAATAGAATTAACTCTATTTTTTAACTTGATTTTTGATTTTGGTTTAATCTTTCTTAAAGTTGCAACAAGTGTCGCGCTTCCATTAGAACCCAAATTATAAATTTGAATTTGAGTTGATCCATTAATAAAATCAAATTTGTCCGAAGTAAGAACCTCTGTTCTTCCATCAGATCTCATTAAAGTGTATCTTTCTTCATCAAAAGGTAAGAAGGTTTCATTTTCTCCAGCAGTAACTGGTGTTGATAATTGATTATCAGCGATAGTTACATTAAAAGTCTTTCTGATGGTTAAAGATGCATTAGTTAAGTCTACTGAAGATATATTTGGTCTAGGTAAAACTGTATATAAAGTATCATCTGTAGATTTAGATAATTTAGTTCCTAAAATTTTCAAATCAGAAACATTTAGAAGTGATGTTGGTAAACCACCCTGATTAATACCAGTTACCGTAGCAACACCGGAAATTGAAATTGTTGTTTTTCCTACGCTTACTACACTTGCATATACTGGTAAAGAAGATGATCCATTACTAAATCTAACAAGATTGCCAGATTTAACTATTTTACCTGGGAAGTTTTCATTTGAACTGGTAATTGTACTAATGCCACCACTTGAAGCACTAATAGTAGCAATTCCTACATTGAAATAATCAGATTGAACTGTATCTGCATTAAAAGTTGTTGCAGATCCTACAATACCGTGGACAGATTTTATATCAGTAATTCCATATGAAGTAATTGCTATTGCAACTCTATTATTATTGATTCCATCAATAATAAATGATTCATTTGGAATGAATTCGCCATTTTTTTGATAAAGAACAATTGATGCACTATTAGTTACTGAATTTTTTAAGAAAGCAGTTGCGCCACTATTTTTGCCCTTAATAAAAGTAGGAACAGAAAGTGTAATTGGTTGATTTAATGTGACTTCAGTTGTTGTTTGAACATCATAAAGAGAAATATTCCATTGGTTTAAATCTGAATTTGTTGTATCATACGATCCAGATTCTAATCTAAAATCATAAACTCTTGCGACACCAATTTCTTTTCCTGCTGCTATTGTTGATGCTGTACCAACTCTAGAATCTCTTAAACTTAAAACGTAAGTATTTCCTATTCCAATAAGGGGAGAACCAAATACTCGGTTTAGTGTGAGTGATGATCCCGTGTTATAATTGATTGAAAGATCATTAAGAGTTGCGACAGTTCTTGGTTTTTCAGAATCTAATAAGACTGGCGAAACAGTTTCTACTTCATATCCCCTTACAAATGCTTTACCTGGAGAAATCTGATAAATGGCAAGATTTTCCGATGGTGTTGAACCGCCATAAGTAAATTGTCCAGTATTAAATATACCTCTATTCCCTACTCCATCATTCAGAGACTCTTTGATATTTAAATCAAAAGGTGTTACATAATAATCTCCAGATTCTGCATACGTTCTTCTTGCTAATTCGTCTTGAATTAAATTATATTCTTTAGGAGTTCTAACTGTTTTTATTACTCCATCTACAATAGATGCTAACTCGATAAAATTATTATCATTAAAATCGTTCAGATCTTTTTTGAATAGTGAAACCGAAATTTTTAATCTGTCTGCACCTGGAGCAGCATAATTGTTAAATCCCTGAGAATTATCATTTAGTGTCTCATCAATATCAGAATTAATAATTTCCTCATTTACAAATAACCCAACTCTATAATTTGGAGTATTTGAATATTGGTCTAAGATAAGAGTCTCTGTATTTACAGTTACAAAGTATCCTCTAATAAAATAAACCCCTTCCGTAATTGAGAATGCTGAACCAATTGAAGTTGCATTGCTAGTAACAGTAATACCAAATGGAGTTCCTGCAGAAATGGAGGTGTTTCCTAACAGACCAGAAGTAATAGTGACATTTGAAGAGATACTTTCGCCATCTAAAAACTGAACTGTTGAATTATTTTGAGTACTAGAACTCAAATAGTTTACATATAAAGTAACGTTTCCTCTTTCGGAGTCTGTAGACAGTAATACCTTTTCTACAACTGCAGTAATTCCTGAAGTTTGTCCGGTAATCTTTGATCCAACAAGTTGCTCTACATAAGCATCTAAAGGAACTCCCAAATAAGTATTGTTTAATTCTACGGCATAGTAAAATTGATTATATGAAGTATTTCCCGGAATAACTTTTGCACCTTCTTTGAAAAAGTGCTGACCAAATTTTTCTACTTGATTTTGTAGAATAGTTTGTAAAGTGGTCAGTTCTCTTGCTTGAATTGGATATCCAGGCTTAAAAAGAACTTTATGATAGTCATTATTTGCATCAAAATCGTCAAAATATGGCGATACATTGAGGTTTGTGACTTGAGACATAATTCTTTAGAACTGCAAAATGACTTTAATATCTTCTTTTTGGTTTGATGATCTAGTAATTGCTGGTCTATTATCAACATAAATGATATTTCCAGAATACTTTTTGACTTCTGGATTTGCTAGACCATTTACAAAAGACTGACCAAGATAGTAGGTCCTACTATTTATTACGGTAGATATACCTGTAAAAGATGTGCTAATTGATAAGGTAGCACCTGTATTTCCAACAATTACTAAACTTCCACTTCCAGTAGGATTACTAGTGAATTCAACGAGATCAAATCCATACTGTGGGTTAGTTTGTGCTATACCAACAGATGTGCTTCCAGTGCTAAATCCAGCAAGAGTTCTGTCTTGCCAATACTTAAGAACTCCTGTCGTCTGATCATAACTAATAACTCTCCCTGAAGCAGTAATTCCCGTTCCAACAGTTTGAGTGATCAATGAATCTGGATTAAATGTTGCTGAACTATACCCAATGCCAGTTAATCTTATTGCATATGTTGCACTTGCTTTATTTGTGTTTAATAACTGCGTTGATTCGAATTGTTTCGGATTTTCAACAATACCAACTCTTGCAATTTGATTTCCTGTTATAAAATCTGGATTTTCCGAATCATTTTCAATTCTAGAATAAAGTAAAACATTATATGCACCCAACTCTCTATAGATATCTGCTCCGTGACCTCCTTTAGGGGAAATAATCACTTCGAATGTTGGTTTAACAGATCCCGTTGGGACATTTCCTACAACTAAATCAACATTACCATAAGTATACCCAGAACCTTGATTTGATACAACTATTGATTCTACTTGTTGGTCATTGTTAACGACAATGGTGCATTCTGCACCAGTTCCATCTCCTCTAATAGGAACTCTAGTATAAGTTCTATTTGCTGTTCCTACACCAACTCCTCTATTTGTGATAGTAATTATTTTAATTGATCCATCGACAGCATTATTTCTTATTGAAGAATTATCTACACTTGTTTCCCAATCTAATGGGACCGGCATAAAATTTGTTGATTCAAATTTTACAATATCACTTGGTTTAATGGTATAAAGATATTTCCAAATATACCCATCTCCACTTGTTCCAGCTGCTCTTGGTTCTAAATCCACAAATGTTGGTTCATCTAGAGAAGGTCTACCACTTGGATAATCTGGACTAGTTCCATTTTGGAGGCATATGTAAACTCTGTAGTCACTATTTAAAATATAGTATGATGAAGAATATAAACTTGTAGCACCAGAAACTGGAGCAACCTTTGATCTACTATAATCGTGCCTATAGTAGTCATAAGTTGTTCCAGAAGACCAAATTCTCTTTTGAATGACCTGACGAACATCTGAAGAATTTATTTTCTTCAGAGCAATCATCGTATCCCAATAATTATTTTCTTCATCAAAATTATCTCTTGGTGCCGGAGGATTTGTATCCCAATCAATTTGAATATTTGATGGGTTGGGAAGTCCAACAAAAGTGTAATATGAATTAGTAGAGGTGGTTACTCCAGCAACAAAGTTTTTTGCATTTAATATTCTAATTTGATCAGTTATAATTGCGGACATTTGACGGAGTTTTTTATCTATTTATTATAGGTAATTGGAGTATTTTAATGGAGTAGTTCTAGTTACAAGTGTTCCCGTGGAAATTCCAGAATAACCAGAATTTGTATATGCATTATATGATTCAGATTTTGTTCTGGATTTGAGTTTAATTCTTCCCCAACTAAAGTTTCCATAATAATTGCTATATCCAATTCCACTTAATCCGTTGTAACCAGAAACACTCACTATGACTTTAGCAACATAAGTAATACCTAAACCTACAACCGAGGTTTGTGCAATTGATACTGAAGAAACTTGGTAAACTCCATCAAGAAAACTTTTTCCCGACCCAACTATTTTACGTAGAGAATCAAGAGATGTTACGCCATTTCCAACGTTTGAGTTTGAAACAACAAAATAGTAATTAGTTTGTATTCCACTTATTGTTGTAATTCCGGAAATCATCCCTTCACGAAGAGGTGAATTTTGAGGTATGAAGAAATCAAATACAATTCCAGTGGAAGCGACTCCAACAGAAACTGTAGAGATTCCACTAATTATTCCAAAGTCTCCTTCATATGAAGCGACCTTGTTACTCTCAATATCAATTGTTGGGGGTTCAATTAATACAACCGGAGGATTCATTGAAGAATATCCAGTAACAACTCCAGTAATAGAAATTGAAGTGACAATTCCAGAAGTTATAAATGAAATTGCAGTAGAAGTTGTTGATCCTATGCCAATTGGATTTTGAATTGTAACTATAGGGGCAGAATCATATCCAGAACCACCATCTAAAATATTAATAGAAGAAATAGTTCCCGCCACTGATACAATAGCAGTGGCACTTGCAGAAACTTTAGTATCCTGAGATATTAAAGTAATATTGTTTTGGAATTCTAAGGAAATGTTATTTTCATTTAATGGGTTAAAGAATGGTCTTAGATTTTCGACATAAATTATCGATGTACCGACTCCAACTGATTGAATTATATGAGTTGATGGATAAATGAATGGTTCATAAAACTCTCTATTTTTTGCCACCTCTTTTTCATTAATAATCAAATCTTCAGTCTGTCTACACCAAATTAATGGTCTTGAGAGAGTTTCGTTTCCAGTATTGCCTGGGCCAAAGTAAGGATTAGTTTCAACAGTTTCGATTGATAAAATGTCTACAACTTTTCTCTCATCTTCCAAAAGACTTGGAGATTGCCCAATAAAAGAGTCATAAGTTAGTTGTAAATCATCACCAATTTTTACTGTATCAATAACATCACGGAATATGACATCCACACCATCTCCACTCCCCTTGTAGAATATAATCTTGCAAGTATCTTCAGATTTTGGTGGTTCAGTAAATTGAATTTTACTTCCACCTTTGAAGATATATCCTTCACCAGGAACTTGAAGAATATCATTTACAAATACTAAAAGAACATCTTGTATGTTTATTAAAGATCCTCTCTTTGCATAAACAGAAGTTGTAGTTCCATTATAAGTTAATGGGAAAATAACTCTCTTTCCGTCAAACAATATTTGAATATTGTCAAATGCTTCCAATTCTCCAATCGACCATCCAGAGAATTTATCACGATCAACATTATCAACACTGATTTGGAATTCTTTTATCGTTGAATTTGGTGTTGTTGGAATTCCAGTTGCTCCCCCAACAGGAATAGTTAAAATATCTCCAATTTCATATCCATATCCCGTATTTTTAATTTCAAATTCAATAACACTGGATCCTTGTCCAACTATAACATCTATTGTTGCTCTAGTTCCTATTCCAGAAGAAGATGAACTATAAATTAAAGGAATATCTGAGTAAGAAAGTGGAGCATCAATAATCACATATGGTGGGTTAGAAGTAGTATAACCAATTCCAGGATTAGTTATAGCGATACTTACAATATTACCCCTACTGACTGCCGCAGTGCCAATAAATTCAATATTTGGAGTCCCTGTTGAAGATGTTGCAACACCAACTCTTACTGTGACAGTTGCAATTCCACTTAAAGTTTGAATTGAAGATCTATAACCAGAACCACTATTTCCAATACTGATTGATGAAATAGTTCCAGCAACCGATACTATTGCAGTTCCACCAGCAGAAACTAAAGGTTGATATCCAAATCCTTTAGTGGATCCGACAGAAACTATTATTCCACCGGATGGGAGATTTGATGTATTGGTATCAGAAGATTGAGACGTTGCAGATCCTACAAAAGAAATTGATGTTACACCAACAGACTCAGATAAAGTATAATTATTTGTTAGTCCTGGTTCTTGGAAAATTTCATTGATCAATACAACCGCATTATCTTCATACATATCAGAAATGTTTGACCCATTAGAAGTTAAGGTAAAAGTTTTTTGTGACCCTGTAAATCTTGAAGAAATATCATCAAAGATATGATTCTTATAATATGATTCATTTGAAGAATCTGTAACACCAGACCTCATAAAGACTCTTCCGTGGAAAGAAGAAGATGAAGTAATTCCAACCCAATCCCTTTCGTCGGGTGGATTTGTTGAAGTTCCAATGGGAATATTTCCATATGGTGCCTCAACAAAGTTAATTGTATTTTCGACAATATTATAATTACCAGTTACTTTAGTAATAGAAGTTCCAATAGAGTGACTTGTAAGATTTGTTCCTAACCAAGGTCTTGCAACACGTATAGAATTTGTACTTCCGATACCTATTGCTTCTATTTTCATTATCTCATTATCAATACGTATTAAATCTCCAGAAATTAGACCTTCAGTAGAATCAATATAGATCAAATCATCAACCGAAAGAACATTTGTTGAAAGATATGATGTTAATGAAGTTGATACAACTGGCGATTGAATAACATTATCAATAGAAACTAATGTTTTTGTATTTTGCTTTAATGAAGTAAATACGTGTCTCGTTCCAATTCCAACAGAAGTTATATTTAATATTTTTGGAGCAGCACGCAATGCATCTGATACACTTCTTGCCAATTTAATATTATTTTCATCGACTTTAATAATGTAAACTGATGAAGGAAGTTTATCAGTTGTTCCAATGCCAACACCAAAATCGGTTGAGGCAATGCCTATAGGTGACGATATTGCAGTTGGTGTACCAGAAGAATATGAAACTTTTTCTCCAGTAACAAAGAAGTGATTTTGAATTCTAATGGTACTAGATCCAATACTCACTGTAGACGAATCACTTGCATCAAAATATCGTTGGAAAATTGGATTTCCTTGATGTTTGAGTTCAAAAGAACGTTTAACATCTCTTTCTGTTCCATAATAAACATTGTAATCGGAAGTTGCAGTGTTATTATTGTATTGAGTTGAAGTATTGATTTCATCAAAGTTTGCAAGAGAATTGAAGTATACTTTTACTTGAGTATCAATATTTGCAAGAGGAGTAAATGTCAATCTAGTTGAATTTATAGTTTTTACTGCTCCTATGGTTCCGAGACCAGAATGTGTTTCAATGTTTCCAAATTCCGTGATATACACTTCATTTTCATCATCGAGAACAATAACTTCAGAAAGTTGATGTCTATTGTTTGTAATATCAGAAACCTGAACAACATAGTATCCACCATCATACTTCTCTGGATATTCTGCGACTATACTTGCAGTTGGAGACGTGGTGGATGCAATAGAAGTGGATCTTGCCTCAAATCTTGCATACTTAATATCAAAAGTACCTATTCCAGTTATTGAAGTATTTGAAATTGCAACTTGAATTGTACTTATAGACGCTGCTATTCCTACATTGGGAATAAAATCAATTTTTAAGTCTGATCCAGAAAAATATGGGTAGTATGTGCCAAGTCCAGAACTTGAATAAGCATCTGTTGAATGATTTGTTAATTGACCATAATCAAGAAGTTCAATATTTGTTCCATCATGAATTAAATTCAACTCATTAAACTGATATTGATCATTATTTGCAGATACTTCCACTAGTATTTTAGAAGAAGTATAAGTGGATCCAATACTAATAATTGTTGTTGGTCCGCTGGAAACAAAAATAGTATTTGTATTTACACTTACAATATCTCCTATTGTAGTGCTTCCTACTCCAACTAAACTATCCTTTAGATTATATGATAATGTTGTAACTTGATAATCATTTACTCTATATTTTATTGGATAGAATAATATCAGACCTTCATTTCCATTAATAGAAAAATCAAAAGATCCAAGATCATAAACTGATTCAACTCTTCCATACTGATTTAAATACCCCATGTTATTGTCGTGAAGTAATGTAAAGAGCATCAGTTGTCTTTCTGACGTGTATCTTTGGTCTTTTACATAAGTAATGTACTTTTGAGCACGAGCATCAGATAAGAAGAAACGATGAACAATAGAAAATCTTGTTGATCTTGGATTACTATTAAATTGATCGCTGATATTATCAATCGATAATACTCTATTTCCTACAGATTCAAAATAATCTGTTAGTATTCTACTCGAAAAAGTTATTTCATCCGAGTAAGTTTTTGATCCTAAAACTAATGCATTTTCTCTTGCAAGATCAAAGTCATACACGCAGTTTAAACTTGCAAATCCAATAATATCTGCGTTTGTATCTAAAACAGAAGCAGCGTCTGTGCTAATTCCAGAATAACCAAAAGATTCTAATTGATAATCACTGAACTTTTTAAATCCAGCAGTGTGATTTAAAGATCCAACAGCATTTTCCCACGTATCATAAGGAACTTTTGATTTAAGTGAATATGAGAATAGTTGGTAATAGAAATTGTCTTGAATTTTTTGTAATTCATTATTTAAGACTCCAGTTTCAGTTATCCATCCATTTTCCGATTTTGAATACGATCCAACATCAATAAAACCAGTAGATTTAATTGTAGAAAAAATTATTCCTTGAGTCTTTGATGAGACGCCTTCAATAACATTCCCTTCTTTTAAAATTTCTCTTGAAGAAACTTTAAGATACTTAGTTTCTTTATTCCAATTTTCGACATATCCCAATGAAATTGATTCATTGGGATATCTAACTCTTTCATTTTCAAAGAAATCATTTGGTTTTAATACAACATTAAATTTTGGAAAATATTTTTCTGGTATAATTCTTCCAGAGGAATTAACGTTGTCATAAGTTCCTGGAGTTTCTCCTGACTCCAGAAAATTGCCCAAGTTATAAGTTATAGACCCATATCCACCTATATTTGGATCAATTGAGGTAACTGTAAATAATTGATAATTGTAGTTTTCCGAATTAAACCCCTTTGCCGCCGATGCAATTCCTACACTGATATTTTCTATTAATACATTATCGTTAATAGCAAATGGGAAAGAACTTGACGTACTAAATCCAACTGATAATTCAATAGTTACATCTTTAGAAGTAGAATTATATGAAACTGATTTAATCCCAACTCCATTTGAATTTTGTGTTGGGACAATAATTGGAGTTATATCATTAAGTCTATACGTATTATTTAAAATTGTAACATAATTGTCGGTTAAGGAATATTTGAGATCTAATTCGGGAAGAACTTCTCTGGATTTTCCATCTAATACAACAAGTTTTGGTGCTGTGAGGTACCCTCTTCCTCTTGAATTGATGCCAATATAATCAATCGAATTAAGAGGTTCAATTTTTAAAATTTGTGGGAAAATTAAATTTGGTCTTACAGTAAAATCGCACGAAAAATCAAATCCAATATTATTTAATTTTGTTTTCTTGATGTTTCCTATTGATTTACTAGATGCTTCTAAAATAGCACCAGTTCCATATGTAGAATTTATTTCCGAAAACTTTGGAAGTGTTGTATACTGTTGTCCATTAGAGGTTATATTAATTTTAGAAACAGATCCCAAAGCACTTAAAGATGTTGTTTCATAATTTAACTTTGAAGAAGAACTGTAAGAAAGAGATTCGGGTGTTTTATCGAGATTGTATGTAAATGAAGTGGAAGAAGTAGAAGTTACTCTATGCTCTCCATTATATCCACTGTAAACAACCTGCATCTCATTATTTGCAATAACAGAAGTATCTACATTTACTTCTTTCTTTGTCAGTGGAAGAGTACTATTGTATACTGGATCTAACTTATAGTATAACTTTTGTGGAATATTGTCATTGACTGTTAACGAAACCTTCGCATTTGCATCTACTCCAACTATACCAGTCTTTATAACTTCAAAAGTTTTGCTAGAGAATGACTTATCGAATATTTGGGTATAATTTGAATCTATGTAAAAATTCAATTCAAATGCAGAATATCTAACAGATCCATTGAGATATGATAAAGAAGAGTCTGAAAGATCAAATATTGCAGTGGATTCTTTATAAAGTTTAATGGGTGGATTTACAGGAGATAATGTACCACTTGATGCTGAAGTTATATTAATTATCTCTGGAATTAAATTAGTCGCACTATAATATGATGGGGATAACTTAATTGTATTTTTATCGAAAACAACAACATAATAAATTTTATTATTAACTAATCCACCTGAGGGAGATGATGAAGTATAAACAACTTTCTGCCCATTTTCAAAATTATGATTTAAGACTGTTATAGAATTTGAAGAGATGTTAATATCGCCAGAAACAAAAGACCTGGGATTGATTAAAACTTTTCGATTATAATCATCATACTTAACTATAATTGATGTAGTAATTCCCGGATTTACATTTACAAAAACATAATCATTGTTTGTAATCCCGTGTGTTTGTGCAGTTGAAACAGTTACAATGTTTTTGGATGCTTGTGCAGTTAATTTTGGATAGTTTGTCTTAAAACTATGATAAGTTCCTGTTCCAATTCCAGTAAAATATAATGTACTAAAAGATGAAGTTGTTGATGCAATTCCTACAAAAGTTCCAGTTGTTCCGAGACCAACCTTAACAGTTGATATTCCAATTAAGTCATTGGAAATTTTAGCAACGTAAACAACGGATTGATCTGCAAGAGGTGATGAGGTTATCCCATCCTTTGATACTGAAATTGAAGTTCCTATATTTGTGGAGTATGTTAAAACATCTCCTGTTTGTAAATTATGATTTGGAATATAAATTGTCTTTGTTGGAATGAAGATTTGCGACGCTCCAATACCTGGACTTGAAAAAGAAAGTGTCGTTCCAATTCCAACACCAAAAACAGTTCCAACACCAAGAGACTCTTTTGGATTAAAATAAAATTCTTTGTTTACTGAGTATCCATAAGATGTAGTATTTCCAACATTTATAGAAAATCTTCTTGAAGTTTCATATAAAACATTAGTATAACTATGCGCAGATCCAACTGTCCCATCAATAGATCTTAATACTCTAATCCTAGAAGAATTTTTATCTACGTTCAATACTTTAATCTTTTCATTTCCAATCTTATATACATCATTTTCTCTAACTGAAAGATGTGAAAGATTTCCAGAAACAGAAATAAAAGTAACAATTCCAGTTACTCCAACAGATCCAATTCCAGAAGGACTTGAAACAGATAGAGTATTTGTAGATACACCTATGGTATATGACCCGCCTATTAATGAAGAAGTTGTATTTAATCCAGAAATTGAAACAATATCTACATTAATAAAATTATGTGGCAAATCTGATTGTGCAATAAAAGAATTTTTACTCCCCTCCAAAGGATAAATTTCTAAATTATAAACTGTGGTGCTTGCAACACTAACTGAATTGACAGTTTTCCCACCAATTCTAGAAACTTTTGCTGCAAATCCAAAACCACTAGTTTCCTCTTCATCAAAAATAATTTTATCATTTACTTTATAATTTATTCCTCCCGTTACAATACCGATATTTTCAATAACTCCGGGGGAAGCATATTTAACATCGATTGTTTGATCTAGATCATTTGGCAGTTGTAAGTAAGAGTAAGAAGTGTATTTTTTAAGTAGATTATATGGAGTTGTATTTCTAGACCAATCTGTTTTATTTAAATCAATATCATCTTGATTTGATTTTCTATCAAAATTGAATTGATTTGGTGTGGACTTGAATTTGTTTCCTATAATATAAGGAAAAACTGGCAATCTATATCCACCAAAAGAACTTGAAGATGTTCCGTCGATTGTTGTAAAGTATGCATAAGTACCATTAGGAAAATCTGGAGTTACGCAGAATCTTCCATTATATTCATCTAGGACAGATTCATCATCGACATTTTGATATTCATAGTCTTCAACAAAGAACCCAGAAGGGAATGGAGGTCTGTCTGTTGCCAAATTCAAAATATATCCAGACTTCATTCTGGAAATAGATCCATTATTTAAAAGTCCATATGGTCCATATATTGGATTTCCATCGTAAGACCATCCGATTATTGGAGAATGGTTTGTAGAAGAGACTTCATTATTATTAGACTTTATGAGATCATATTTTCCATAAAGAGTTTTTCCTCCAATTTCTTTGGCATATACATTCTCTCTTAATTTTCTTGGTGTATATAAATGGGCGTATTGTAACCCATATTTGGAATTTGAATTATAAAAAATAAATCCATCATCATCTGCAAATTTATTAAAATATTTTGCAAAAAGATTTACTGTCCAAGATTTTAATACGGGATTGAGTTCTGCTTTAGTTCCTGCAGCAGATACTGTAATAAAAGTACTATTTGGGTTATATCCACCACCACTTTCAACAATCTTAATTGATTTTATTTGACCATTTTCAATGATTGGAGTTAGAATAGCACCTACTCCTTCATTATTTGTTAAAATATTTAAATTTGGGGGCGAATTATAATTTCTTCCGGGATTGTTAATTAAAACTTCAACAATTTTTCCATCATTAATTATCGGAACAAGTTGAGCATCTGCTCCACTATTCAAAGTTGCATTAGGAATTCTATTAAAATTAATAATTTCCGAAGATCCGTATCCAACACCATTGTCGTTCAAATGTATTGATGTAATTTCTCCCCTAAAAATTGGTTGAACTACTGCTTTAAAAGAAGTCGATACACCAATATTTCCAACAACTTCAACTACTATTTGTGGATAATTAAACGTGTGCGTTCCAGATCCAGTCGAATTAAACTGGATTTGCTGATTTGTTTTATAATAAAAGTCTTGATTATCAGTTCCTACTCCAACTAAAGAAAGTTTAAAGTTTTCCTCATCAACTTTAGTTACATAATAATTTGTATTGTTTGATAACCCACCAATTACAGTTCCATCGGTGGAATATGTTACAATTTCACCAGATTTGAAATCGTGAGATTTTATGTTGACGTATCCCAGAGAAGTGCTGATTCCAGAAGAATTAACTGTTCTTTTTTTATTTTCATAATTAGACCCATTACTTTCAATATTAATTGAAGATATTACTGATTTTTTATTGTATGACTCTAAAATATGATTTCCTGTACCATAAGATGTTAATACTACAGTATTCACTCCAACTAGGGCATCATCAAAAGTTTTATGCAATTTAATTGTATATAAATCTTCAATTGAAACATAATATGAAGAGTTAGTTACGATTCCTCCAACTGCTGTCTGTGCATTAGTTCTATACACTACCTTTTCTGCATTTCTAAACTTATGGAATGTTGAAAACCCTATAGTATTATTTGTTATACTAACAAATGCAGATTTAGATTCTGAATTAAAGGATAATTGATGGTCAATCAATTTCATCGATGCACTTGCCTTTGCTCCGATTCCATTTCCCCCAGAAATATTAATTTTTGGTGTTTCGAGATAATCAAATCCCGAATCAATAATTCTAATTTCCCTGAGAGACCCTTTAACTGAGCAATAACCTGTTGCACCGGTTCCAACAGAGTCTGAAATTACTAATGTTGGTGGGTTAATAACATCATAATCAGATCCTGGATTTATAACATCAATTTTTTCCACTGAACCATAATAAATAGTGTCTTTTGATTTATAATTTAGTATTTCAACACCGTTTATTAAAATACCAACAGGACCTGGAGTCGTTTGATATTGGATTCCTTCATTGATTGGATGGATAATTTCTCTTAATAATTTTTGTGAGTCTAATTTCTTTAAATTAAAATCAGAATCTTCTAGTTTACTATTATTTTTTAATTCAATAAAACTGTTAAATCTAACAAAAATTGATTTATAGAGATTTGCTCTACTCTTACTAAATCTAACAGTAGTTGGATTTACCCTTTGGATAAAATAAATTCCCTCCTCAAATAGAGAATCATCTCCAGATGATGGAGTGTAATATACACTATCCCCAGTATAAAATCCATGATCTACATTTAAATTAATTAAATCAGTAAATCCAGGATAACCGGAAATTTCAGTATTTTGAAAAACTCCCTTAAATTCTACAGTGCGATTATAGGTTTCTAATGGTTGTTTATTGTAAGAAGGCAATGAGGGAGAGGATACCAAAGTCTTATTATCAATCTTATAAACATTTTGAACGTTTGTTATTTGATTTGATAGATAAGAATACTTTTGAGAATTTACTTTAAGCAAATTCCTTTGGATTGAATAAAATCTACTTATATCTAAAGCACCTTGACCATTAATTTCTACAATGTCACTGGAAATTATATTTGAAACAGTGGAAGACCTTTTAGTTCCATCACTTATCGTAAGGTTTATTTCATCTCCTATTCTAAGGTTATGATCAATCTTTGTAATTAACTGATAAGTTTGATTTCCTCTATCTGATATTGACAATACATCAATACTTGGAGAAATATTGAAAAACCAATTATTTGAAACTGATTCGTCTGATGGATTTACGCCTAATGTTCTTATGATAGCCGTGTCTTCGGCGTTGTAATAATAAGAATCGTCAACGATATTAATTTTATTGAGAACGGAGGTAATTCTTACTTTAATTATTTCGTTTGAGTTTTTATTTGATGTTCCATAAGCAAAAACATTTAACCAAATATCAGTTTTATCTAAAATCGTTTTTGTAATATTTTTGCATCCAAAAAACTGATTTAAACTTTTTGAAGTATATGAAATTATACTTTCAGTTCCATCATTATAGAGTACTGATAATTCTCCTGCTGAAGGAAATCCTACTGTAGAATCTACATCCAGAGTATTTGTTCCCGAAATTACATCGCCAATTAGTTTTGTTTTTGGGTGAATCGAAAAATTTCCATAAAGAGACCCATTAACATTAATGTCTCTGTTATATCCAGCATCAAAACTTAGTTTATAGTATTCCTTACTTGAATCTGTAAAAATTTTTTCTACTCTGGATATTGGCACATATCCCTTAGTGATGTCCCCATAAGCATCTTGATATAATGTAGATCTCTCCAGATCATATGGGCTTCCGGAAATACTTTCTACAACCAAATCATTGGTAATTTCATAATGAGCATCTGATGGTTTAATCAAATAATCTTGAGGTCTGATAATCTTAACATCTTCACCATACAAAACATTGAATAAAATTTTAAATGAAAGATCTGTTCCTCTAGTTGAATAAAAATCCTTTGATTGCTTGAGGAACAAGTATTTGTCTAATCCACTATAAAACTCTCTTTTTTCAAATCCGGGAGTTAATTGGTATTTAATTTTATTAAAAAATTCTTCTAAGAAGAGATAACTTAGATTAATAACTTTCTTGTCAGTCTGATCACTATTTTTATTGGAGTGATCTGCAGACTCTGATGACTCAAATACTAGTTCATCTGGTTTATTTTGATCACTGAGAGAGGTAATTCCACTAAATCCTCTTATACATCCCGTAAAAGAAGTTGCAGTTCTTCCCGTATATGTGATAATCTCGTCATCAATCTGCAACAATCCATAAGAATCCGGAAACCCTACGGTACTCAATACAGGTATCGTTTCATCAGCAAATGTAATATTTGCAGTGAGTGTTGTTACTTCTATATTTGCCTTGATATTATCTAACTTTAAATATTGATCAATATTCTGAATAAGATCCGTCGAAGCACCCTGGAATTCTTGAGAAATATAGTATTGTTTTAAAAACTCAGCAACTAGCGGAAACTCCTCCCTAACATATGCTGGAAGTTGATTCTGGATGATGTTATTAAACTGAATTCTTTTTTCTGTCATTTTATTATGATCTTACTAGGTTCCCGTTGCTGTAGCTTGATGTTACAATATAGTTAGATGCCGAAGGATCAAGTCCTGAAGAAATTTCATCAGGGATCATTTCAAACACACTCTTATTAATATCTAGTTGAAGATAAAGATCCTGTAATCCAATCACATCATTGGACTGTGGCACTGCTGAAATTTCAATTATAGACTGCCCATCTTTTACTTTTCCGGATAAAATCTGAATTGGATTGAGCGTAATAATACCTTTCTTATAATCAATTCTACCAACATTCCTTTTAACAATAGTTGAAGTCGTAGAATTTATGCTTGGAACTGTAAAAAAGAAAATAGAACCAGTTGTTCTATTAGTGTCTGGTATATCAGAAAGATATATGGTTTCCTGAAAGTCCGAAATTCTAAAACCACTGGATTTTATATTATATCCATCCATACTTTTAATATGAATTTCATTGCCAAATCCAATCTGATATTCGGCAAAGGCATTTAATGTAACTCTTAAGTCCCTTCTAATTTGGATGGTTGTTATATTTGAAGTCACTGATTCATGACTATCATCAATAATTTTTAAAAACTTACTATACTTAAATCTCGCACCATATTTATTTAATTCAGTAGATTCTGCATATTTGTTTGCATTTGTTTGAATTACTGTAGAAACATATGCAGAACTTGGTACGAGATTTGTATTATAATAAACTTTTGAATTTGCTTCAACATACAAATACTTGAGATCTAAAATCTCTGGCACAATTCCAGCAACGGCATATTTTTTAAGATCTCTTTTTATATTTTCTTTGATCAAACTTGGCAAAAAGTCTCCATTTCTTGGTTTGATACTTATAAAAACTTTTCCATACTGTGGAGGAACTAATTCTTCTCCACCAAAAACTGATATGGACTCCGTTTCTGGGTATATTTTATTTGGAACTAGTGACTCATAATCATTTGCCGATAATGCTCTGTTTTGAGAAGCATAAATTCTTGGGGCATATTTCTTAATAGACTCAACAGACTCGATATTTTCTCCTCCCTGAGAAGTGATACCAGTTGTTAGGAGTGATATACCAGAAGTAACAATATATTCTGTAGAATTTCTTGTATATGAAATTCTACCAGAGAAACTAAACTGACTTATTCCGTTTCCACTGTCTCCATTGGATGTAATATACTTTATTTCTATATTATTGTTATTTTCTAATTTTTTACCGAAGAGAACTCCATCTCCAAAAATTAATTCATATCTCTCATCTTCAATTTCTTGAATATAGAAAACTCTAGAATCTTTATTTACATCAAAAACACTGTCTTGGAGTCTATATTTGACAAATTCAGAGGTTTCCTTTACCATTACAGAAATTAAGTCAGTATCTATACCCGAGTTTGGTAAAATAAATCTTTGATTTGGATTATTTGAATTGTATGTAAAATTAGTACTCAGTAGTACTCCCTCATAAATTTTAATATCATTGAAAGATGCAACATTATCAACTACTGGTACAGTAATATCATCCAATATTGAAAATATAAATGATTGATTTCCGAAAGATCCTGTTGTTGTTGCTACGGGACCTTTTTTTAAGGTTAGTGATGCAGGTGCTGGTATAATACTAGTTGTATCAACAAAAAAACTTATTGTTGACGTAGATGCTTTTCTTGATCTTGGAACGTAACCAATGTTTCTTGCAAGTGCAACTACGTTCTCTCTTAATGTTGCACTATCGATAAACACTTCATTTGCAACCATATTTGCATTATATGAAGTGATGTAGGTATTATATGCCAATACATCAAGAATAGTTGAGAGATTAGATCCCTCAAAATCATAATCAGTGAAATTTGAGTTTGATCTTAGATAATCTCTAAGACTTGTTTTAATCTGGTCGAAATCCAGATTTGAAAAATTTACTAACGGCATTTACCTAGTAGGTTGCAGAACGAATTGTAATTGTTGTGCTGGAACATCTATACCAACAATTCTATAGATTATAATTACATCAAAGGAATTATTATCAAAATCTGGATTTACCTGAACATCCACTAATGAAACTCTTGGTTCATAGTTACGAATTGAATTCTCAATTTCATCTTGTATGACAAGAGCAGAAGAACTATCTAAGTTTTCAAAAAGAGAACGACTAATCCTAGAACCAAAGTTTGGGTTGAAAAACTTTTCGCCAGGTAAAGTAAATACAATATTACGAACAGAACGAGCAATTGCATTTTCATTTTTAAGGGCAATCAGATCATTCGTCAGAGGATTGCTCTGAAATGACATACTAATATCTTTAAATCCCTGACTTACCCTTTGTAAAGGCATTGATTATGACAATTCTATCTTATTTATTAGAGATTTTTTGATTCATACAGTGGTTCAGTGCCATATTCCCAGTCATCATAGTCTTCATCGTTACGAATTTTTGAGTGAATTTCATTTTGGTGATGAAAATCATGTTTTTTTGGGTTTAAATCATCGTTTGCGATTTCTCTAAGTAGTTTTTGATCCATTTTGTGCTCCTGATTCGTTAAAATCAGAACTTTTTACGGGGTTGCTATCCCGAATTTTCGTGATTTCGTACATAAAATCATCTGAGGTCTCGATTTTGCGACGATTTTCGACTGAGTATTCGGTCAAATCGATTTCATAACCTGGATTTTTGGTAATTCTGTCCTTGGTCCAGGCATCATCATACCATAAAATCTTATTATTTGGATATGCATAGAAATTTCCGTTGTCCATCTTGAAAAAATGAGCACATTTATGCTCTGGAGTCTCACTAAAGTTAGTATTCAGAGTAGATTTTGACTCCCACGACCAATCAAGAGTGAACATATAGGTTCCTTCATTCTTTTCTCCACGATAATTGATTAATTCAGCACGTAAGTTAGCAAGTCTTGAACGAACTTGAACATCGATATAAGGAGAAAAGCAATCCCACCACATACACTCTTCCAATTCGTGTACTGGTGCATCGGGTTTCCAACAGAATGCATGAATAGGTCTACGAGTCCAGTTCACCCCGTTCTCCAGAAACGCCTCAAAGAGTGGTACGTGCTTCTCTAAGGACGCTACAGAGTGTACATCACATAAAGTTACCTCACCATGACCTTTTTTATGGTTGAAAAGAAACTCATTACGAATGTAACAAGTAATCGTAGGGAGATTATGATTTAGATATGCCATATTAAGATACAAAAAAAGCAGGAATTTCTTCCTGCTTTATCTATATTATTAACCTTTACCTTGACCGCGATACCTTTTCTTACGTCCATTACGAGAAGTTGCACTTAGCAATGTACGAGCAGAACGGCCCTGTCGGGTCTTCTTAGGTGCTCCAGGTTCAAAATTAACCTTATTGCTTCCACCTTTAGTAGCCATTTTAAATTTCCTCCATTTCAATTAGATTAGGATCAATGTCTTCCCCAGAGAAATAACGCTCTGAGAGATCTTGAAGAATCTCAGCACAGTCTTCTGCACTGAGATCTTTATAAATTGTACGACCTTTATATAAAAGATTGTATGTTTTTTCCATCAGATAATACGAGTCTTTTCGTGTCCAACCCGAATACGAGGATCGCACCAAATCTTAAGTCCTTTGTCAATTGCATCAAGACAGAAAGAAACATCTTCCCCACACATATCTTGTACTGCACCAGATTCAAAGACTTGCATCTTAGGAGCAAACCAAGGATATTCAAGATTCTCAAAAACACCTTTCTTAATCAATACCCATCCAAAACCCGTGTAGTCTACAGTGAATGGCTTACGACGCTTGCTGATTGATTCTACAGTTTCATGATTCATCACTCCGCCATTCTTACGGAAGTCATCTTCTTCCAACCAGTGTGCGACAGAAGTTGTGTGACCATCCTCAGTTGCGTACCAACCTGCGACGATTTCCTTCTCTTCACCTTCCTCATTGAGAGCAACATCACAGAGTTGCCAAAATTTGTTAGAATCAAAAACAATATCACTATCAATCCAAAGTTGATAATCATATTCGAGTTTTCCATCCCAAGGAACCTGGTTAGGTCCGCGAAGAACATTTGCACCAAGAACTTTACAACGAGCAAAGTTCACCATAGATGAGTAATCTTGAGAAATTTGAATACTCATTCCATTTTGAACTAGATCAAAACAAAGTTGCACAAATGCCTTGAGAAAAATATAAGAACATCCCCTGCCAGGTAGACAGAAAACAATACTCTTACCTTTCATTCTTTCTTTAATTGCACCATAGTCCCACTCTTCGGTGTTTTTGCTTGGTGCCACAGTCTTTACAGTAAATCCTTTTGCCATAAAAAAACAAACCTTCAGTTCAATTTTATCAGTCTATATATGTCTTTGTCAATGAGAAGAATTATAAATTGCTTCTTTATTTACAAGCAATTCTTCGTAAGTTAAATCTTCCGTTGAAACACTCTTACCAAGAAGATCAACCATTCTGTGCAACATATCCCAAATTTCAGAAAATTTTTCCTCTGATAAACTGTGATATATGCACCTACCCTTTGCATAAATGTGATAAACTTTTTCAGTCATAAAAATATTTTCCGGAATTTTTTGGTAGATTTATTTTGTTGCCGCATTATATATTGTTACTATCAATATACCAAGAGGTATTCCAAATATTCGAAATACTTTGCCTGGATATCGTATCAACCATCCCGCAAAGACAACCTTCCAGAAATTCCAATAGGGGCGATTATTTTTTCTTGCCACCTTTCTTCAGCGTTCTTTTATCTGGGCGCGAATAACCATTTTTGTGAATCCATTTAACTCCCATGGGGTTCTCCTTTGTTTTGGTTGTGTAGATTATAAGTCTTTTTTTGATCCTGGGCGATTTATCTGTGACACTTTGAGAACTGTCTTTTTACCTCCGGAAATTTTTGTGGGATTGATAGTTAGCTCGCATTTTGTCACCTCTGTAGGTTAGGGACTTAAGGGTTTTTATTTACGGGCAACGCAAAATATAAACAATAACAAATCAATCGCAAATACTGCCTATTCACGACACTGACAATTCACGAATACACGCATAAACAATCACGAATTAATCACGAATACACGCTAATTATAATACACGAAACATCTATAAGACAATATAATTCACTGCAGGTGCCAAGAATAACTTAGCACCCTACAGTTCGTTATATCACCACCCAAACTTGCGAGCGCAGACAGGACCAATGCCCTGGTCAATTGACTGGGGATCAGTCAACTCACGACCACAACATGAACACTCTCCAGATACCTTACCATAGCGAATCGCTGCAGTGAGAGGGTCTTTAGACGCTGACATAATCACCTCTTTAATATCATCAGAGAGACGCGAATCAATCTGCTGACGTGTCACCTTGCCAAGGTATTTGGGTTGCAAACCATAGTTACCCTGCTCCTTTTCAGTCTGCGACGTAACCCAAAGGGCACTAAGATCGCGATTGGGTTTCACGTTAATACCCTCAAAACGCAGGGTCAGACGCTTAGCACCCTTTGCTTTTGCTGCCTCGAAAGCATTAAACAACGCTTCGAATTCACTGGGTTGAGTATTATCAACCTTTTGGGGTTGAGTATTATCAACTGCCAACTTGTGCGCCCAAGCGTATTGCTTTTCACTTAGACGATTAAACTTAGCAGCAAGATCTTGAGCGAAACTAGAACGCATCCCACGCAGAGTTTGCAACACTTGAGTGTCAGAAAGTGTAGAGGTGAAAGTAACAACTTCACCCTTTACAGTTACAGTAAAGGTTTGCGCGATAGTTTCATCCTCAAGGTGTGCAAGATCAAACTCAAGATCTGCTGCTGCCTGAGGATTAGTAGCGTGCAGGTTGCTCAGCACGCGCTGCAGGAGAGCATCGTTCTGGTAGGAAGTAGTCATTGCTTCGCCCTTGGTGCGTTTGCTCCACTAATCTAGTCGATCCCTTGCCACTTTTAACGTCTTGGACTCATGATCTTTTCTAATCAGTCTGATAAGAGATTTGAATGTGTCGATATGTGAAAAACCCTTTACAGGAGACCAAAATCAAGTAGACTACCTACAGGCGCACCCTGCCCAAAAATACTTGAGTGTCACAAACCGTAGAGGTGCTAAGTATAAAGAACTCAGCACCTCTTAAGTTTCAATTAACGACCATTCAGTTTGTCTTCAATAAATGCCATAAGTTCGCCCATGTCGAT